ATTTATTTTTCTTTTTGTTTTTAAAAAAATCATTTCTACGTTGTCTGATGGCTATAGCAAAAGCTAGTATTGAAGGAACCCAAATTCCAACAAATATTCCTTCTAATTTCTGACCACTGAACCAGAGAGTTACTGAGTAGAGAAAAGAAATAAAGGCAAGTACGACGGGGTAATAAAGTCCCCAAAATTCAATTAGTTTGTTTTTCATAGTTTATATTTTATTTTGTTTATTCTTTAATATAAATAATATTTTTTTTTTAATCAAATTTAATTTTGGATTATGTTTTTATAAGTAATGATTATTTTTTAACTTCACACTTTTTGTGGTGTCGATAATCTTTAATACCTATAATTAATGACAATAAACCAACTAAAGCCCATAAAATTGAAAACCAAATAGAATGTGTTTCATGTGTCTCACTAATTAATAAAACACTTTGTATAAATTGAATTATATGGAACATTCCATGTGCAAAATTTAATAATCCTAATCCTATTGCTATTTTAAATGATTTCATAGTTGTTTAATTTGATAATGGTGTTTTACTTGTTGGGTGTGATTTATTTTCAATCTTTTCTAATAAAATATCTACCTGCTCATCCAGCATACTGATGCCATGCATTTCTTTTATTGATTGGTATTCGTTTACACTAATTGTTGCTTTTGCTTCCTTTTTACCATCGGTGATTGTAATTTTGATTTGTAAATTTTCCATAACTTATATTTTTTTAATTTGATAACGGTGCTTTAATTGTTGGGTGTGATTGATAATCTTCAATTTGAAAGTCTTCAATAAGTATTGATAAAATATGAGTATCTAAACCACAATTATCGGCCCAAAATTTATCATTTATTTTAAGTTTAGGTAATCGAAAAGATTCTCTTACTATCTGTTCACGTGCTTGTGGTAAGTGATTTTCATATAAATGCACATCGCCTAAGTTACCAACAAGCTCATCAGGAATCATGTTGGTCATTTTAGCTAATATCTCAAGTAATAAACCATAAGATGCTATATTGAATGGTAAACCTAAGAATGTATCTACTGAACGTTGATTCCACATTAGAGAGATTGCTCTTTTAGGAACTTTTTGTTCATCTACTAAACTTTCCGGAACACCCTCAACTAGTTTGTTCCTCTCTTCCAAACTCAATTCTCTTGTATAAACCTGAAATCCATAATGACAAGGTGGAAGAACCATTTGGTCTAATTCACCTACATTCCAAGCATTAACCATTAGTCGTCTTGAGTCTGGGTTTGTTTTAAGTTCGTTGATTAGGTTTGCGATTTGGTCTATCTCAGTGAATTTTCCATTTGAAAACTTTAAGTTGCCTTCATTAACTACATAGTTTCCTTTTCTACCCCACTTTCGCCATTGTTTACCATACAGAGGTCCTAATTCACCCCACTTGTTCGCAAACTCGAAATCTGTTTTAATTTTGTTTATGAACCAATCTTTTATATTTACCATCTGAATAGCATCGTTAATCATTTGTTTATCTGCAGTTGGATTATGTTTTATGTAGTTAGCGAAACAATCCCCATCCCAAATATGACAATCATTGTCTATAAGGTATTTGATGTTAGTATCACCACGTAAGAACCATAACAACTCTGTTACAATTCCTTTCCAATACATTTTCTTTGTTGTGAGTAATGGAAACCCATCTTTCATCTTGTGTCTAATTTGTTTTCCAAAAACAGATCTGGTGTTGCCGTTACGTGTTTCTTTTATATTACCATTTTCTATAATGTCAAATAAAAGTTCTTGGTATTGTTTATCTAGCTGGTTTATTTTTTTATTCATTTAATTTAATTTTTATAAATCCCAAATATCTTTTCTTTTTTTATTTGAATAACGATATGAAAACCATAACATTATTTTTCTTATTAATCTTTTCATAAAAGTATTTTTTTTGGTTTCAATTTTATTAAATCTCTTTTGATTACCCATACTATCGTAATCAGTATAAGAATCTTTATAAGCCATAGGTGATGGTAAATCACTGTACTCACACCAAAAGTCATCTTTATTTATTTTTTTGTTCATATTATTTGAACTGTTTCTTGAATTTTTCATTGTTTTCCCATTTTTCAAAAAATTCTTCAAATGTGTATTCTCTTACTTTATTTTGATTTGGGTCATCAATAAGAAACTCATAATCAGGTTCTTCTAATTTTTTGATAAACTTTAAATACTTTTTGTACCTTTTTTCAAAAGTATCGTCAATAATAACCTCGACTGGTTCGACAAAAAACATATTCATCCCAACACCTAAATTAACTTCTATTGTTTTCATTTTTTATATTTATTTTATGAGTTGATTTTTATCTTTAATTTGTACCAAATCAAGTGAAGTATGACCTGTCACATTGTTTGGTAATACATAAACAACTTTTTTTCCACCAAAGTAATGTAAATCTTTTTTAATTTCACCATCTACTATCTGGTTATAAATTTTCAATTTAATTTTTTTCATTTTATAATTCCTAATTCTTTTCTGTATTTATTTATCAATTTTCTTTCTTCACAAAACTTGTCATTATCAGTAGCTTTATGTCCCCTTAAAACTTCTTCAGTTATTTTCAATTCAGTTTTTAAAATATAAGTTAACTTCTCAGAATCTGTTAAATTATTTTCCATTTAAATCAAATTTGATTTCTTCAGATGGTATATTAGATTCGACCATTGTTTCTTTATCAATTTCATACCCATCATCATTTTTATAGTCATTTAACAACTCATCATTTGATAATGTTTTAAAATCATTTTTTAAATTATTAATATCAAGTTTATAGCTAATTTTGTGTTTAATATCTTCTATTTCAGTTACATTTTTAATTGACTTATCTATTTGATATATAATTTTATATGGGTCAGCGTTTGAACCAGGTCTTCTATCTTCAACATAACCTTTCCAATTTTCTGCAGTTTGTTGTGGTACTCTGATTGATGCTCCTCTATCAGAAATACCCCAACTGAATTTATCAATCGATTGTGTTTCGTAATTTCCAGTCAACCTTAATTCATTTGATGAACCGTATTCTTTGATGTGTTCCCAATGTCTTAAATCAAAACTTGCAAACAATGATTCAAAATATTCTTTTCCTCCTTCTTCTCTCATTTTCTGGTTTGAAAAATTTGTATGTAATCCAGACCCATTCCATTGTCCGTGTGTAAGTGGTTTTGGATGTAATTCAATGTGGTAACCAAATTTTTCAGAAATTTTATATAAAAAATATCTACTCATCCATAAATCATCCCCACCCTTTAGTTTACCTTTTGAGAATACTTGATATTCCCATTGACCTAATGCAACTTCGGCATTTGTACCAGTAATGTCAATACCATAATCCAAACACATATCAAGATGTTCTTCAACTAAGTCTCTTCCTATTACATTATGTCCAACACCACAGTAGTATTCTCCCTGTCCTTTTAAAATATTTCTTTTATGTCCAAGTATATTTCCGTTAATTTCTTCCCTAATGAAATATTCTTGTTCAAAACCTAACCATAAATCTTCCTGTTCTTTACCAATTTTTGATCTCATATTGGATTCGTGTGAAGTGCCGTCAGGGTTCATTACTTCACACAAAACATATATTGTTTTGTTTTCAGAAGGAAAATTACAATGTTTGTACAAAGCAACCGGTTTTAATATTCTGTCAGAATTTCGAGTTTCAGCCTGATTTGTTGATGAACCATCGAAATTCCAAGTTGGTAGATTGATACCATCGTCCATATTTCTGACAATTTTTTCGTAGTCAATAATTTTTACTTTACTTCTTAAATTGGCTTCTGGTTTATAACCATCCAACCATACGTACTCTAATTTAACTTTCATTTTTTTATTTTATTTATTTATATTTATTTTTTAAGTATTTATTCCACTGTTCTTGTTTTCTTCCGTTGATGAAGAACCAAACCCAATTTAGTTCAAACCATCTGTTTAATTTCTTTAACATACTATTTCTTATTTAACTTAAATGTGTCTGGATCCAAATAATCACATATTACCATCGTAATAAGTCCTGGTAATCCAACAATAAGTGCTGGAATTGCTAGAATCACTGAAATGACTCTAAGGGTGTAATAAAGTATTTTTTTCATATTAATAATATTAAACAAAAACTTTTGGTAAGTCAGCCCAAGATGTTGTATATTTTTGGGTAATATACTCTTGTTTCATTTCCCAATCTTTAATTTCATTTACTGGTGGTTCAACATAATTTATTTCTTCTTCAAATAAAGAACACTGTATAACATTTTCTGGTGTTAATTCATTGAATATTATACCGCACTTCTTAAACTTTTCTTTTTTATCACAAATCATTTTAAACTGGTCATATATTTGAGACCATATTTCATCACTATCACTTGTTGGGTTCTGTAAGTTTATTGTTTTTGAATAATGGTACTTATCTCCCTTGTGGTAATTACCAGAAACAAATATTGTAGCTTTATTTGCTAGTACACTAGACTGATTTAGTTTTTTTGTACCGCTAACTATATAGTTATACATAGCTTCACCCATTTGTTCAAAGTCAGTTACGTCTTTACCAAAAGACCTTGTAGACGCAATATTTCTTTTTAATTTAGTTTGTTTTTGAATTTGGTAACAATATAACCCTTTTAGTTCTAGTTGTGTTTTAGATCCATTTACGTTTGTTAATTTCCTAACAGTATAATCACTTGTGTTAATAAATTGTCCAACTGTTTCAACACCAATATTTTTAAATTTTTTATACCATTTCCTTCCAATCCCCCAGACTTCATCAAGTGGAATTGAGTAGCATATATTTTCAAAATTTGGTACATCCCAATAAGAACACACACCATTATAGTTAGGTTGTTTTTTTGCAAAATATGATGTGAGTTTTGCCAGAGTTTTATTTGGTCCAACACCTATTGATACAGGTATACCAGTTTGTCTATAGACTTCATTTTTAATTCCGCGTAAAGTATCAAGTAAATGTTCGTCTGGAATGTTTGAAAAATCAACAAATGACTCATCAATTGAATATACTTCAATGTCATTTGCAAAACTTTTAATTAGAGTCATCACTCGGTCTGACATATCACCATAAAGATTATAATTAGACGAATAAACACAGAATTTATGTTGATCCATAAAATCTCTACTTTTAAAAAATGGTTCACCCATTTTAATTCCCAAATCTTTTGCTTCTTGTGACCGAGCAATTACACAGCCATCATTATTAGATAAAACAACCGTTGGTCTTCCAATTGATTCTGGATTAAATAATCTTTCACAACTGACATAAAAGTTGTTACAATCAATTATACCAATCTTTTTTAAACTTTTTTTAGAACCCATGTTATTTTACCCCATAAATTTTTTTGACCATTATATTCTCTAATTTTGAAAAATGATTTATCTATTAAAACAACCAAATCATTTTCTTTTGGTTCTTCTGACCTATCAATAACCAATGTGTCTCCATCTTTAACGCCAAATACATTAGGACCGGAATATCTGAAATAAAATGTTGTATAAATGTTTTTAACAATTAAATCATTTAAGTCTAATCTCTTATCAACATAAGTTTCAGCTGGAGATGGAAAACCAGTTGTTTTAGCTTTAATATGTAAATTATTTTTTTTTATTTTTGTATTCATCATAAAAATATTGAATTACCCAAGATGTGAATACAAGAAAGATTACACACCACATTCCAAGTAATACATTAACAAATGTCACCATTTTTAAATTCTTCTATAAAGTTTATAATTTCTTCTTTTGTTTTTCCAGAATTAAACATTCTATATACATCCCTTGAAAATTCATCGGTTAGATAAACAGCGTCAGCATCTAAATAGTCCATTATATTTTCAAGGTTTAATAATATACCATCTTTCTTTAAAAATCTTTTATTAAATCCCATAATTATAAATTTAACAAATATTTCTAATAAATTCAAATATTAAAGAAACAATTTTTTTGATTGTTTTTCACGATGAAATTTAATTGCAAAACGGTGAACTTCTTCTTGAATTTTACCAAACATTGTAAAGTTCATATCATCTTTGATATCAAATTCCGAACCATCAACTTTGTGAATTATGGATGACTTGTGATTTGAATCTTTTGATATTGAAATAAGGTCAACCTGGTTTAATATTCCAAGTTCTTCAAATACTCTTCTGGCAATACCAAGTTGTCCTTTACCACCATCAATGACTACAAGATCTGGAAGTTTTTGTTTTTCATCAATTAACCGTTTGAATCTACGATTAAGTATTTCATCAAACGATGCGTAGTCATCAATACCATCCACAGTCCTAATAATATACTTACGGTATTCAGACTTAACTGGATTGTCGTTTTGATATCTAACTGATGCTGCAACATTTGAATCTCCCTGGTTGTGTGAATTATCAAATGCCTCAATTGTTTGTGGAAGATTAATAAGACCAAGGATATTTTTAACATCAAAAGCTTTCTTGTTGTATTTCTGTAATCTTATAACATTCAACTTACTATCGATACTTTCCAAATTTGTAAGTTTCGATAATATGTTTTGTGCTTTTTCAAATTCAAGATTGTCAGAATGATACTTCATTGTTTTTTTCAACTTTGTTTTCAAACTGGAAACATTAAGTGATAGAATCTTTTTCACATCACGCACAATCTCATTGTAATAAAACTTTTTTATGTTATTTACACAAGGTGCATTACACCTTCCAAGGTGAAATTCAAGACAAGTTTTGAACTTTTCTTTTGTGATATTTTCTTCAGTCAAATCATACGAACAACTACGAAGTTCAAACACATCGTGAATCAGATTGTAGATTTCACGACATAACATTCCAGATGTAAAATCAAGTGACAATCTATCATCCTGTTTGTCACGGACAATCTCAAGTTTTGAGAAATCTTCTTCGGTAAAACATAAAGACCATTTTCTTGTCTTGTCGTCCTTTCCTTTGATGTTGAACTTTGGTTTGTATAATTTGATTAGTTCTTCTTCAAGGATGATTGCTTCTTGTTCTGATGATGTAATCTTGAACTCAACATCAACAATGTTTTCAACAAGGGTTTTTGTTTTACCGATATGATTTTTTTGGAAGTAAGATGAAACTCTTTTTGGTAAAAACTTTGACATACCAACATAGATAATTTGTTCTTTGTCATTTTTGAACAAATAACATCCTGGGTTTTGTGGTATGTTTTTAAGTTTATCCGAAATCATATCACAAAGATATGAATAATATTTAAAATAACAAACCAATCATAACACCAAATCCAAATCCAGACATAAAAAGTAATCCAGCAAGAATAAAAATGTATTTTTTCATTTTACCAAAACCAAACATATCTTGGTTTGGTAATTGTGGCATAAATGGATTTTTCTGAAAATTTTTCATCATTTCGTTCAGACCTTTGAACATATCTGGGTCAATTTTGTGTTTACTCATATTAATTAAGTATTATAGGATTATTTTTAATTAAATTTTTTCTTTTTAATTCTATTTTATATTTTAAATCAATAATAAATGGGAGTGCTAACATACCATCATAATCATCTTTTTTCATTTGATTTTCAAAATTACTAATCAACTTTTCACAAGTTGTTAGTTGATCCCAATTTACTGAAGATCTAATAACACCCTCAATCCATTTTTTTATTTGATATTTTTCTGTCATTTTTTATAATTTTTAATATTAATCTAGTAAAAAAATACAATCTTCAAATTCATAATTTTGTTCACTTCTTTCTGATATAACAATAAACTTATATTTCATACCAATTATTTCGTTACCATGTGAAGTTAGTGAACCATCTTCATTTGGGGGTATAATTTTAAATGGTGTTTCGAATTGTATACTATCGTGTGATATAATTGCTTTTACTTTATCAGTCCAAGTTGAAAGTCCATATTTTCCTTTGTACCTAAAATTTTTACCAACCAATTGTTTCATATCAAAGGTTGGTATTACGATTTCTTCTTCCGAAAGTAAAGGATTCCTTTTTCCTGTTAGTTCCTCGTAATAAGGATTTAATTCTCCTGTTTGTGGATCGTGTGTTGGTATTTTACCCATTGTACAACGTATATAATCTTTGAGCAATTAATTTTAAATCATTTTCTAACTTACCAATCCTTTTTTTATCATCTTCAGTTAATTCAAACTTTTCTGCTTTAATATCAGCAATTTCATTTATAATTCTCCTATGTTGTTCCATAAGAGTCCCTTGCATTATTCTTTTATCGTTTCTCATATTTATTTTTTATTTTTAACTATTGCTTTTGTTAATTGGTTTATTAGTCCCTGGACTTCTCCGAATTCGTAGAATCTTACATTTGGGTCCGTGTTGAAAAAATCAACATACCAGTTACCGTCTTTTATTTCTTCATTTGTTGGTGTTATAAATGTTAGACCATCAACAATATCCAAAACATAATAATAGGACTCATCTTCATCGTGTTCTCTAATTTCTTCACTTTTGAAACCTAAAAGTATTAATTCTCTTTCTGTCATTTTATAAGTTTTACTTTGGTTACTTTTCCTTTTTTATCTGTTTTATATTTAATTCTAAAACTATCTTCAATTGTGTATTCACCTTCTTCCATATTCAAACAATACCATTCACAACTATCGTGGTGATAAAGATGAACGTGTATTTTTTCGAGTTCTTCACAACGTTGATATTCAATATCTTTATACATCCAATTTGAACAACTAGACAAAGATAGTAATAAAATTATTAAGTTCAAAATTTTCATGTGTCTCTTGATGTTAATTCGTCTAATATTTCTTCAATTTTCTTTTCAGATTTTTTAAATTTTTGACTATGGTAATAATATAAAATTATAATAGCAAATAAAAAAAGAAATAAAATTGGTAACGAGATTATTTGTAAAAAAGCTAAAATAAATTCAAAAACTAATACAACAACAAATATAACTGTTGATATAATATGGATATCCATTTTACGTATTTCATTGTAGGCTAAATCCAACAATTCTTGGTCTTTTAATTCTTTCATTATTCTAATTCTTTTACTTTAATTAAACTGTGTGATGCTTCAAATCTTTTTAAGATTGTAATTAATTCTGGGATATTATCAAATGCCCATCTTTCTGTTTCTATCACATAGAAATCACCACCACCACCATTTTGTGTTTTGATTGTGATGTATTGTTCTTTATCATCACAACAATCAGCTTCCTGGGTGAATGTCATTTGGAAATCTTGTGTCAATAGATATTTTTTTCTATCTGTCATTTTTAAATCTTTAGTCAAAGATATAAAAAATTTTCAAATCAAACAAGTTTTATAATTAATTTTCCGGGATTTAAATATTCTTCCTGGTAGGTCATATTGTAATCAGAAATACATTCTTTAACAATATTTTTCATATGTTCACTGTGACCAGTAATTACCGATATTTCTTTTATTTTTTTTTGCATATTTTCCCATAGGAATTGATCCAAAATTACTTTTACATCAGAATGTCTAATCCCGTGCAAGTCCAACGAGTTCATCTTTAAATAGTTCTTTTGTGAAGAAATTATCTGATGGGTTGTGTTTACCAAGATTATACCTAGTATAGGTACCATCATCAAATGCTATTTTAATCATTAAAAATCCAAGATCAGATACGTACAACTTATCCAATTTACCAACACCTTTTGGTGTTTCAATTAAAACATCATTCATCTTTTTTTCCTTTTTTATATCTAATATAAAGTTCTACCGGTATTGCAAGAATTGCAACAAATAATAATCCAAATAAAATTTTTTCTAATAAAATCATAAGTTATATGTTATTGTACCGTTTTCTTCAACCACTTCTAATACACCATCAGATTCTTCTTCGGTAAGTTTTTCAATTTGTTCTTGTGTCAAATTAACTTTTTCTGGACCCATATACACTTTAAATGGTTGAGTCAATGTTAATTTACTATTCGTAATTAAATCAATTATTTGTTCATTACCACATTCAACAATTGAAGGGTATTTACCACCAACTGTTACAACAGCTTTATCACCTACTTCAAGTTTATCTAGTGATACTAAATATGGTTTTTCATCAACGATGAATAATTTTACTTTCTTTGTCATTTCAATCTTTATTTATATTTATAACTTCAAATCGTTTTTTGCATTCATAGATATAATATAAGACATTAAATTTTTAACTAAAGTATCAGCATCTATATTTTTATATAATTCCGGATAACGGTCTTGAAGTATTTTATTTTCTTCATATTCCCTGCAGCTTGAAAGAATATCCGAGAGCATTGATTTTAACATATGTTCTTTATCGTATGAATCTTCAACTTTTCTTTCTAACACTTGTCCCTCAAGATCTTGTGTATATTCAATAAGTTCTTGTACTTCTGGTTTGTTAAGAAGTCCAGGATTTCTACGAAATAGTTGTTTTATGTTTTTCAAGTTAAATAATTTAATATTTTTTCTTTTACTCCTAATTGTTTAATACCTTCATTAGATTTTGGTGTTAAAACGAAATTATCGATTGCCCATTCATCTTTCCACGGTTCACCAATTTTCCCCATATTCAAATCATCTACAGAAACCCAATGTGTTATTTCAGGGTTATCGTGAAGGTATTGTTTTATTTCAATTGTTCGGGTTTGTTCCAATTCCCATCGTGGTGACCATATAAAATTACTATCGTAATCTTTACAATTTTGTATGTTTGGTGTTAGAGCAATTGGTCGTTTGATAATCCCTTGACTCTCGTAGTAATCACCAAGTTCTTCTAATGTCGCATGAAATTTCCAATCTGAAGATACAACAATTTCACAACCAGTTTCTTCAAGAATTTCATTAAGTATCTTAATTGCCTTTTTATCAAAATCATCAAAACGATATTCTACAGGAGCATCTTTTTTATCTTTACTACTATCTGGATTTTCACTACGATATTTCGCCCATTTTTTTAATCGTCCACCCCAATTGTTTGATAGACATATAACTGAGTCGTTATCAAGGAACAAAATTTTATGATTTTTAGTTTTTTCCATTTTATATGATATTTATAGATATAGTAATTGATTAAATGTTTTTACAAAGATAATGAAAAATGAATAAAAAAGAGTATGGTGGTTTTAAGTGGGAAGTTTTTAGATAAAAAATTATTTTTTAAACCCCAACAAAATCAATACAATCTAAATTGTATTTTTTTTTAACCCAATACTTAACAAAATCATATGTTTCCGAATAGTCTGTGTTTAACATACTAAAAATTGGGTCGATTACTTTTTTTGAATTTAAAAATATTTGAAGGTTGGTTTGTTCAACTAGAAAAATTGTTGACTTATCGTCTTTATGGTTTAAAGACTTATACTTTCCTTCTCTTGTTGTTTTTATCTCCAAATTACCATAATGTAATTCAAGGAATTTTTCAATACGATTTTTTTCTTTATCTGTCATTTTTATCAAAAAATGATTCGAATGGATGTTCGCCCATTCTTTTTTTATGTTTAAATTTATAACCAATAAATAATACTGTAAAAATTATTAACAAAATCATAGTTTAAATATATAAAATTATTTTAAATAAAAAAACCCCAACTTAGTAGTATTGGGGTTTTAATTTTTATTATTTTTTAATTAAGGTACAATAAATAAACCATTTGTCGCCGGATCTCTCCATACAGCACCTGTTGGTAATCCTGATGCACTTGTTGGCACATTCATAATTGAAAGATTGTTTACAAATGTTGCGCATTGTCTATTTGTTGTTATATCAGAGCCGACTATAAATGAAAGACAATCATTAACAGAATTGTTTTTACCACCTAAAATACCAGATTTTGATTTTGTAATTTTATTACATTCACCACCTGAAATAACTGAATGCTGGGCGTAAACAGTGTTTTGGAAACCGTTACCAATTAAATTAAATCCACCATTTAAAGCTGTATTACAATAACCACCAACAATAACATCAGAACCATTTGTAGTATTATATATACCTGCACCAATAAACGCAAAGGAACCACCTTGATTAGTAGTATTATATATACCACCACCAATAATACCATTGTCGGACCTATTTAAATTACTTGAACCCCCTACTATTGCCGCACCACAACCAATTGCTGTGTTTGAGCACCCACCAATAACAGAAGCATGAGGTCCACTAAGATAGTTAAGTTCTCCACCTAATATTGTTCCAAACCCACCAAGTTCAACATAATTGTTTTTTCCACCAACTACACTTGAAAACGAGCTATATACTTTATTAAGGTTACCCCCAACTAATGATGAACACTGTCCTTCTACCGTATTTTTTTCACCACCTAAAATTACATTTGAACCACCGTATGGTGAAATAGTGTTACAAAAACCACCACCAACTACAGAACATTGTGCTGCTGAAATATTTCTTTCACCACCAACAACTGTTGATGACCAAAGATAACTTAAAAGACAACTACCTGCGGTATTATATATACCACCTAGAACACTAGATCTCATACTTAATACTGTGTTATATTCACCAGCACCAATAAATCCATATTTACCAGAAGAAGTATTATATTTACCACCAGCTATTGTTGCATAGTTACAACTTGATGTGTTATACCTACCACCACCCATAACACTATAAACCCCAGACGCAAAACTATTATTACCAGTTCTTAAAACAGAACAAGTTCCAGAGCCAGCAACCATTACACCAGAACCACCACCAGTGCTAAATCCAGATGCTGTAACTGTAGATCCGTCTGTGTTTGATAAAGTTAATACACCTGTTCCATTATTATAAGATGCTCCAGTCAAGTAGATATCAGTAAATCCAGTTAAGAATCCAGAGACATTAAATGTATTTCCAGAGTTTGTTGTAAATGTTGCAACACCGGTATTAGAATCATACGTACCACCAGTTACAGTCATATCAGATGATAAAATACCAAGGTTTACAGTATAATCATTTCCATCATTAACAGAAGCCGTTAAATCAAAAGTTCCAGGATTCCAAGTAAGTCCAGTTAAGAAATAATCTGTTCCACCTGTATATAATCCATTAATTGTTACAGAACCATCTTGTCTATCTAATGTTAATGTTCCATTAGAATATGTTCCACCAGTTACATAAAAATCATCTGTTAAAAACCCAGAAGTATTTAATGTATTACCATTAGAATTTGTTAAAGTTAAAACACCAGTTCCATTATTATATGTTAAACCAGAAACAAATACATCTGTTGTTGTAACACCAGTCACAACAAAACCAGAAGAATCTAAACCTAAATTAATCACAGCACTACCAGAACCAACATTTCTAATGTTAAGATTTGGAACATAAGCAGTATCTGGAGCTGAGGCTACAATATTTGACCCAGCAAGAACTGATGAACAATTACCAGTAACTTTATTATTAAAACCTCCCAATACAGAACCATATGTACTAATTACTGTATTTGATTTACCACCACCAACAGTTGAGTAATTACCTATAGAATCATTTGATTCTCCACCTAAAATTGATGAATATGTACCAAAAGCACTATGACAAAGTCCTCCACCAATTGTTGAGTAATCACCACTTGGGTTCATTCTGTTAAATCTACCACCACCTATAAAACCTCCATAAGAAAGTATTGTGTTTCCACCACCTCCGGCTACGGTTGAATATACGGTATTACCACTTATTGTGTTTTGGTATCCGCCACCAATTGTTGTGTATGTTTGTCTTGCATTATTTCCTCTACCACCAGAAACTGTTGCATAATTAGCTGGAGCTGTATTACAATTTCCTTGTCTCACTGTTGAAGTTGAAAACCCAGGATTGTCAATGATTACATAAGCCATTTTTAATTGTTTTTTTTTTATTTATTATTTACTTTTATATAAATACATTAAAACAAATTAAAAACAAAAAAACCCCAAAACTTTTTTAGAGTCTTAGGGTTAAGAGTAAATTAGATGTTGTGTGATTCGAGAATTTGAGTTTTAAGTTTTGACTTACTTAAATGTTGAACGCTTGATTTTTAACTTTTGAATGCGGTATCAAATCTAACCATCGATTCTTGCAAGTTGTAGATTGAAAATCACAAACATTCTAATTACTCAGCTATTTGGTCTTCGTAAGGTTCCAAATATGTTACCGAATTATGATAATCCAGTTCGTCTTGTAATTGTTCAATTCTCGATTCCAAGAATTTAACTTCATTATCCCTTTCTACGGCAGTAATTTCACTTACTTTTACTGTTTGAGTTTCATTTCTTCTTGAATAATAATCCTCTGAAACACCATTTGTACAATCTAATGCTTTTAAATTTTTAACAACTGATTTTAATTCAGACATTAAAAAGATTTTATCATAAAAAATAGTGTTTGCTTGATGAATTTGTGTTTTAAGTGCTGTCAACTCATCAACTTTTGTGTAAATTGTCGCAAGAGTTTCTTTTGTTGAATAATCTCTTTGATTTCCTTCGATTACTGAATTGTTCTTATGTAATCTAACCATTAGTTCATTTACTTCGTGAACTAACTTGTTTTTTAATTTTAATGCTTGTTTTACTGTCATAACTTATTTTTTTGTGTTAAAATTATATTATATATTTTTTTAATAGTCAACATCTTCTGTCAAACAAATTTCGGTTTTTGCTAAATCACTATAAACCCAAATTTCATATCCTAAACCGCCAGTACCTTTAAACTTATATTCAAAATTACCATACATACCATAAACACCATAAATGTGTCCCATCCATTCGTTGAGTACTTTGCTTTCTTTTGAATGAATTGTAAAAGTCATTGGTTTAAATCCATCGTCACCTAAATCTTGTTTTGCTTCTTGTATTGGTTTTGGGTTATTTCTTACCTTTTCACCCTTTTCAATAATTCGTTCTCGCATTTTGTTTAATCTTTCAATTTCTCTTTCCATTTCAAAATTTTAATTATTATTTTTTATGATTTCAGTAACCTTTAATGACCAAGGATCAAAAAAGGTATCTGTGTTACATATTTCAATTGTGTTTGTAAGAGCATTAAAATAAATGTCTCCATTTTTAATTGGTTCCATTAATTTTTTAAGATATCTTTTACCTTCGTATTCAACATACAATCTTTCGTCCCTATGTTCATCACATAATGTATAAATCCAACCATTGATTGTATGTTGTTCTCCAGGTTCTCCACAAACTTCACAAACCTGGAATGTTTCTTTTTCTGCTTCAATAACAAAGTGAAATCCGTTTTTAGGTAGATTATCCAAAAATATACTCATACCTCCAAACTTTTCTTTTACATTAACAAAACTTTTATCCCAACCAAGTGCAATTAACGTTTCAAATAATCTTTGGACAATACCCAACCAACCGTTACCAATATTAAATTCATTTCTTTTAAGTATTGGTCCTTTATCAATTCTATATGATCTTTGTAGTCCTCCAATTTTTTCAAGAAAACTTTCAAACTCTTTGTCTGTTCTATGATTATTGTTCATTCTTATTCCCATTCTTTTTTCTTTCTTGTCTAACAATAGTTAATGTATTTGATAGTGTCCAGTAAGATTCCCAGAACCCACCTCTATCATCAAGGAAGATGTTTGCATATAACTTTCCATTAATACCATAAGGTCTATCCCATTCTGGGTGCATTTCATTTATTCCGTGGACTTCAATACCTAAAGTTTCAACTTGTTCTTTTGCATTTTGTAATTGGTCCTTACTTCTTGCTGTGTTTATCAAAAAGTATATTCCTTGTTCTTGACATTCCAAAATCAAATCAACCATTTTTTTACAGTTTTCTTTGATTTCTTCATTATAAGGAATGATTGTATCGTCAAGGTCACAGGCAATTATTATCTTACCGTTTTTCAACCATTCCTTAGCTAATCTGTTTGTATAAAAATTTGCGTGATGTCTAATCATAATTTATTAATTCCCAAATCCTACTTTACCTAAACCTTTAATTGTTGGTGTTTTTTTCAATCCTTCAAGGTTATCTATTGTTTCTTCAAAAGTTCTACCCATAACAATAACTGAAATTACAACTTCTTTTAAATGTGACAAAGACATTCCTTCAGTTTTTTTAATCCATTCTTCAATATCAATACCTTTTAAATCTTCTTCGCTTAATTTGTGTTGGATGTATGCTCTTCTGATGTCTCCATTCGGAAGTTCCACCTTATATCTTCTATCAAAACGAGATGGTCTATTGGTAATCCTTTCCTGTAATTTTTCTGGGTAGTTTGTTGTTGCAATATAAACAACACCTTCAATTTGTTTTACACCATCAAGGATATTTAATAATCTTGCAGTTTGATGTCTACCTTCACCCGCAAGTGAATCAATGTCTTCTAATAGAACAATAAGTGGTCTATTAGGTTCAATTTTTCTAAATGTTCCAATAAATGATGTAAACATTTCAACATCTTCTTCATTTTTGATATTAATTACAATACCGTCTTTTTCAATAATTTGTTGTGATATTAGTTGGATTATCCCTGATTTACCACATCCAGGTTCACCATACATCAAAATACCTCTTTTGTGGATATAGTTATATTTTTTATAGTTGTCGGCTCTATTCCAAAAATTATCAATGTCTTTTAAAATGTCAGTAATTTCATATGACGGTAAACGGTACAATTCGTCAGTTTTGAATGGTTGTTTTTTTACGGTATATGTTGATAGGCTACTATTCCAACCTATTTCATATACACCCGCGGGAACTTTTGGTACTGTTGGGTATGCTGGTGCATATTCATTATTTTTTAAACTACTCCAACAAGAAGGAACATCTTTGTCAACTGTTTGTTCCTCTTCCTTATCTATCACTCTACCAACAACAGGTTCATCCATTCTTTCATCATCAGTATATTCTACAGTTTCTTCAATATATTCTTCACTCATTTTATTTCTTTTTAGAATTTCTTTTAATTCTCTTTTCCAGTTTCGTTCCATTGTTCTATTTTTTCCCAATCTTCTTTTCTTGTGGCCACTGTAATCCCATCAATATTAAAGAATACTTCATCTGTAAAAATCCTTGGATTACTTATTTTGTTTGGGTCTACATTTATTTTATCGTAGTAGGTTCCTTCATTCGCAAACCTAACATAGATTTCAACCTTGTTCATTTTCCTGTTGAATTAAGTGTTCTACAATTTGTTTTTCTAATTCTTCTTTACGGATTTCTAGTCGTAGTTTTAAATCTTCCAAATATTCTTCAGTATTTTCGTCCATAACTGGAACTTCGTCTTTTCCGTGCGGTTCAAGAACAGGCATTGGTATAATACGACCACGTCTTCTCAAACGTTGAGCCGGTGCCAATCTTGGTAATTCATCACTAACCGTAATTTTTTCTTCAGCTAGTTGTGAATCTTCTGGTAATGGTCCGTTGTGTCTTCTCATTTCATTTTTTTCATCTTCGGAAAATAATCTATAATTTGGAATTGTAGTTGGTGATTTTGAATCACATTCCATTAGAATTATTTGCAGGATGTTCATTGGAAGACCGGTTTGTATTGTATCAATTTGTTTATCTTCCTGGTTATATGTTTTAAAAGCATAATCTTCGTGATTATTTTCAAGTTCATATTGGTTCGGAAAATATTTATAAAATGCAAACTTTTTATTTTGTTTTTTATCAATAAGATAGATTAAAATTCCTTTTGAATGGTTATAAAAATATGCAGAATCATTAACCATTGCAGTACACCATTTTGTTTGATAACCGTATGAACAAGATGCAGCATAAGTTAGTGGTTTAAAAATCATATAATTATCGTCTTCAAAAATCTTATGAATTTCTTTTTTTGATTTTTTAAACATTTCACGATTCTTTGCCTCAAATAGCTGTTCTTCCAACATATCCCAGGAATCATATTTACTAATATCTTTTTCAATGATAACACCTTTTTCCATTAGTTCTGTGAACTCAATAAATCTTTGCATTTTATTCCAAGAAAATATAAAGTCACAAAAAAAATTTCTTGACAACATATTTTCGAAAGAATCCATTGGTACTGTTTTTTCAATTGGGCTTTGGTGAATTGAGTCTGATTTTATTGGTCGAAAACTATCTTGTTCTGATTGCCAATATTCAATTCTTTCATTCAACATTTTAACCAAAAACTGTGAATATTTTTTGGTGTTTGTTGTGTCAAATTTTGCCAACATATTGGCAATTGTTAGATTTAAAATCTCATTTTCTTTTTTTAATTTCTTAATTCCCATCATCTTCTTTATTTTCTATTAAACAACTTGCTAACACATACAACTGAAATAGTACGAATATTACAATCATAAGAAAACTATTCCAGATTGTCCAATTTAAAGGATTAAATTCGTCTTGAAAAAAACATATTACTGCATACCAAAAAAATTCTTTTGCAAAAAATTCTTGTTTATTTAGTGTATACCGATTTTCCATTATCTTAAGACAAAAGGATGAATAATAACTGCAATTTTTTCTACCCTACCTTCCTGTGGTATTACAGCTCTATCTTCTTTTACAACAATATCCATAAGTCCAGAATCTTCTTTTAATCTATCGGCCTGGATTTTAACTTCTTTTTTTGCGTCTTCTTCGTTTTTGAAAAAACCGAAATACGAATCACAGTTTCCGGTTTTATCACAAACACCAAAAATGATGTTTCTTGCTGGTTTTATCATAATTTAATTTTTTATAAAGTTAAAAAAAAGGTGATTCTATCAATGGGAATCACCAACATTATTTTTTTCTCCATATATCAAATAGTCAGGGTTTATAACCTTTGATACTTTTCTACGGTCACCACTTTCGTGTTTTACTACAACACCTTCGTGTGGTACTTTGGTACCTTTTATATTGTTATTGAAAACAAAACTATCTTGTTTTTTTTTATTCCACCGACCCCAATGTAAAAGTTCAACCTGTGGTAAATCTAAGACATCAAAGTGAGCAGCTTCTGCTGGATAACGTTCATATTTACCATCAACCTCAACGTCAAAACCTGCAAATTTTATATCAGTTAAACCATAGTCGTAGTTTTTTTGTATTCCTACGCCATATATTTCACCATACACTATAAAACCACTTTCAAGGTATTCGTAAGTATCTTTAACGTGAGTCCATAGTTTTTTACGTATATCATATTTTTTTGCAACATCGTCCCAAACATCAGAAGAGAAAAACCCTTGTGAGTCAGAACCTTTTTCAACATTATGAGAACCATAAACATATTCAAAACCAGCCCATCTATCACCAAAGAAAGATGTAACTCGATCCCATAAAGATAATTTTTTCTTTCTAACTATACCGTAACGAGCATTGGTCCCATGTAACTTACGAGTTATAACAACCAAATCTTCTTCAGTAAACATATCGGGTACGTTCTTTTGATTTGGAAACTTGTAATATATGTGGAAGTTTGGATTTTGATGATACTTCATTTTACGTTCACCTGAAACCAAAGTTATAACTTTTACTGGTGGTTCGTATTTAGTTATATCTAATACACCCATCATGTCTTGACCTTCAACAAACCCGTCTACTGACATTTTTGATTTGAAAACTTGACCTAATGACATTATTAAACATTCAGAGTAAACTCCACGAAGTTTTACAGTTCTAACTCTTCGACCATTACGGAGGTAATTAGTAACACCTAATTCATCAGATAATTTTTGTGGTATTACAGCATCAGTAGTTGCAACAACAACAAGATCATCAACCTTATATTCTCCTTTTTTGGTTATGGCATTCCAACCACCAACAGTTACTAATTCTATATTGTCGGCACCTAGTATTTCAGATACTGAACCTATTACTCCAACATATGCTACACTATTCTGATTTTCCATACAACAAATATAATTATAATATATTTAATAAACAATATTTCCTAATATTTATTACATATGAACCTACAAGAAAACATACAGAGAATTAAACAAATGATGGGACTTCTTAAAGAAGGACTGCACGACACATCTTGGCAAAATGAAGAGGGTGATAAAATAACTCTTATGGATTTATTAGATGCGACGCAAGACATACCTGTGGAAGAATATTCGGTAGAAGAATTAAAACCACACCTATTGACTTGGGATGGTGATGAAGATGAAATTAAAAAAATAGAAAAGTCAGATTTAAAATACCCAATATTAATATTTGTTAATGATGATGGTGAATTTATTAGTATTATTGATGGGCACCACAGAGGACAAAAGGCGGTAAGGAAAGGATTAGAGACAATTAAGGCTAAAGTAATACCAATTAATTATTTACCTAAAAAAATAAGAAAAGTTTTTTCACATCTAAATTAATCTGAACCCACAAGAAAACATACAGAGAATTATTCTTCAGAATATTCTTTCTTCATAGATCTTGGTTCAACAAAATCCCACTTTGTGTTTTCAAATTCTGTAACCCATTCACTAACATCTTCTCTTGTCCATATTGGACCAAAAGACGGTCTGTATTGAAATGGTAGACTATCCCTATTTTCCCACTCATCAAGTCGTTGTGTTACATCTTCAATAAAATTTTTATTCTTAATGTATTTAATCCACTCTCTGTAATCATATTCAGATTTAATATACATAACATCACCGTAGTTATAAAACTCCATTTCAGGAAATTCTAAATTTGGGTTATTGGTATAAACATCAACAATACCGTTGTCTCCGTTGTATTCACCACAAAGTTCTTTTAATGAATATAAACTGGATGGTTTTTCTTCCCAAACACTACCGAACTGACGTACAGAACAAATGTAGATATATCCATCTTTATATGAATGAATAAATCCTTCAATTTTATTTCTCAAAGAAATAAGTTCGTCCATTGTTAGTTTTGATAAGTCCATATTATATTCAATTATTGATTTGTTTTAATTTTTCTTTCAATTAAATTTTACAAATTGTTTGAGTTTATCGTGTAATTTATAAGAATTTTGGTAGTAGTTACCCTTTTTGGTTCTTTTGAGTTCCTTATCGTGGTATCCAGAATTATATGCAATGTTTACCATATCTTCTTCATCTTTTTCCATATTTTTAATATGTTTTTGGATTTCAGATAATACATCTTTGATTTCATCATTTGATGTATTATTCTTTTTTTGTTCTAACCATATATTGAGATTTTGACGATATGTTTTCATATAATTTCTTTTTTAACTATTTTACCTTCAATAAATCTTGACAGAACAAATGATTCAACCGATTTTTCAGAATTATTAAGTAATGCCATTTCCTGAAATAACTTTTCATAATCTTCTTCAGTTATTAAAGTGCCGCTCATTCTTCCTTTATCACCAACCATTTGTATTTTAAAAGAACCATATGGTTCTGGATGATGTTCTTCAACCATAATCAAATTATCAAATTCAGAACCTTTTGTTTCATCTAATTTAACTAACTTACCTTCATCATCTCTTTTATAGAAAGCACTTCTATGATACCCACAATCTGGACAAGATGAAAAAAATTCACCACTCTTATAATAATAATCTTCAAAACAATCCTGTGATTCACATCTAGGACAATCAACATAATTTATTACACTTCCCATAATTTATTATTTATCTGTATTATACAATCCGTCTTTTTCGTCGTCTTTCATCATTTTAACTATCGCACCTTCTCTTTTGTATTTTCTCAAAAGATTGAAGATTTCCTTGATATCTGTAAATTCAGATGGTGGCGAGTCATTTCTTCCTGGAAGAAACATCACAGTAAACCCATGGTTTGCTTGGAAATTTTCTTTAACTCTCATACCATTGATTTCACTAATATAAACCCAAGGAAAGTTTCCTGATAGTTTTACATCTATTCCTATTTTTTTAAGCCTTTCAATAAACACTCCGAGTTTATCTGTACTTATTTGTGTGCTACTTTTTGTTTCCATTTTATATGTTCCAAATTTAGTTTTTACTTCCATAACATTCAAGTTTTTTATCCGTTACATTCCACAAATCTTTTTTTCCTTCCGTCATATGACAGTTGTGTTTCTTTCCGGTTCTTTTTCCGAACTCCACAATCATATCATTATGACGATTACGAATAAGATGAGGACATTCTTTGCAAGGTTTTTTCATGCTACAAAGTTAAGAAATGTTTTTTATTAAAACAAATTATTTTTTGAAATTGTAAGATTTTTGAATTGGTCTTTTACCATATCTTTTTTCCATAAGTTTTTGGTGTAAATCCCAATTTAATATTGATTCGTTTGTTTGTTTCAGTTTTTTTGATACTTTTTTTGTTAATTCTTCGTTAAACTCTACCCCATGTCTATCATAAAACTCATCAACCAATCTATCTGTTGACATATTGTTTTGTTTCAAAAGAATGTAAGCTCCAAGATCGGCTTCTATTTCATCTTTTTCAGAACGAGGACCGTTATGTTTCAATAATAAATGGGCAACCTCGTGTGCTTCAATAAATTTAAGGTCTTTCATATTCAGACCATCATTACCTAAAAAAATTTCCCCATCAATTATTATTAAATTTTGTTCTGGAAAATAAAACCCATAACCATATTCATCGAAAAAATTTTTTAACTCTAAATAGTTTGTATTGTTTTCGAAAATAACTAAAATATTAATGCCAGCTTTAAAATTACTTTCATAAGATATTAAATCTTTTTCCATTTCTTTTAATAACTTATACTGATTTTCAGTTATAATGATTTTCATACATATAAATATATTGGTGTTGTGATTTAACCCACAACACCAACTAAATCATCTAGGTGATGATCTCCGGACATATCAGACCCAATCGGTCTTTTATCCATAATTTTGATTATTTCATCAATACTATATGGGTCCAACCCATTTCCATCAACACCAACATCCATTCTTTTACCATTACCAAATTTAGCTTCCCTACCAAGATGTACATGCCCGTGTAGATGGATTACACCTTTATTTAGACCGTGCCAACTTTGTAGTGGATAATGACATAAAACAAAGTTTCTGTCATTTATTTTAACTTCCAAGTAGTGGTTTACACTTAAAAATCTATTTCGAATGTCGTCTCTGTTGTTGACTATGTGCTGGTCGTGATTTCCAAGTATTAAGTGAATGTTTTGACAAACCAATCTATCAAGGAATAAACCAATATTATCAAAACCACCAAATGAAACATCACCTAACATTATTAATGTATCATCTTGACCGACATAATGATTTATACCATCAATAAGCCTTTCATTCATTTGGTCTATTGTTTCAAAATCCCTAACCGAATCAACTGGTATTTCACCATCTTTTTTTCTCCAGTTTGTCACACCACGAACAATATTTTTGTGTCCGTAGTGTGTGTCTGAAGTTATATATACTTTTCCTGTTGTTAATATTTTTTTAAAACTCATAATTTTTATTTTTAAGGTAAATCATCTAAATAATCTATATTATAATTTACATCTGGTCTACTACTAACTGTTTGGTTTTGTTCAGAACCAATTAATCTTTTAATTCTTTCAATCATATCATTTGAAAACATAGCCCTTATTGAATCGTTATTTGTTGGATTAATTATAGCTTCAGTATTTGTGGAACTCCAAATTCTAAGTGTTTCTTGTACAATATCATTAGCCGTTCTGGGTTCCGAATAATCAGATATTCTTCTTCTAATTGTTGATACATCATCCCCCCAACCAATTAAATCGCCGGTTGTTTTATTTTCTTGCAATTCTTTTCTAATTTTTAAAAACAATTCATCCGGAATAAAGTTAATAAACATTGGATCAACTTCTTTATCTAATTGATCCCAAGCCTGGAACTTTTCTTTTGAAAATTCCCTTGAGAAGGCAATTTTTGTATCCGTTTTTTTATTTAAAACATAAACCAATCTATGTGTTGATAAATATTGATTCCAATACCTTTCTTGTGTTACACACCACTTTGTATTTGCTCCATACACTTGTGATGCTTCAAAACTTAATGGTGTTAAAATAAACCAGGTGTCATCTTCATAAATCTTTAAAATTTCTTTTTCAAGTTTTTTTCTATTTTCAATTTCTTCGGCTAACACAACAACTTCATTTAATTCTAAAAAATTAGTGTAATGGCTAATATCTTTATTTTTAATCCTATTTGCTTTTGAATGTCTTTCAAATTCATTTAGAGTTTCAATTTCACCAGAACCAAATAAAAATACACCCATATAACCCATAAATTCATCTTTATTAGAACTGTAATAGTCACTATCATTTTTAAAATTTTTAATTAAAAATTCTGTGTACTTATACGAATCCGTTGGGTCCAGAAAAGATATAATATCAATTAAAGATATATTCAGATCCGGATGTTGTTCTTTTAATCTATCTAATCTACTCATAACTTTATACTGAATCTGTTTTTCATTTGTTCTATTTTATCTTCTGGAACTCCGTGTTGGTTTTTTCCTTCGTGACGATTTTCAATTATTATTGAAAACACTTTATAACCAAATTCTTTTGCTAATTCAAAATAAGGTTCCATTTCCCATTCTGTTGTAAAGGTATTTGAAACAACAATTTTTTCAACATCGGCTTTCATATCTGTTTTTACTTTATGTTGACACCAATTATGTGCATTGCCAATTCTATTTGAATCAAAGTTGTAGTTACTATCTTCATCCAAAAAGAACATGTCAGCTTCGTAATGATTATCAGATAAAGTTTTAGCAAATGTTGATTTACCACTTCCTGGTATTCCTCTTACAATATATAATATTTTTTCCATAGTTTTAAGCTTTAATCCAACTTGATTTATTTTCTGGATTTACCTTAATTAAACCCTTTTCAATTAAATCATATGCAATACCCCAAGATTTATACGCGATGATTTTGTCTTGTCCTTTTTTATTTTTAGTCTTAAGAAATATATAATCAAAATTCCAAACTAAACCTTCTTTTTCAAGTTTGTCTAAAAATAATTGTTCTCTCTTGTTAACTTTCATAATACAAAGATATAAATTTTTTTTTTATCTTACAAGTATTTATTAATATGAAAATTATAATTTCTGAATCACAATATAATAAATTATATTCTTATAATAATCCAGGTGTCAATTTAATTATTAATGAAGTTGCCGGTAAAAAACTTACACCATTAAGTGAAGGTTGGTTAAATACTCTGGCCGACATTGTTGGTATTTTTGACCCAACAGGACTTGTTGATATTGGAAATGCCGTTTCATACTGGCACCAAGGAAAAAATACATTTGCCTTATTAACGTTAGTTTCTGCAATACCTGGTATTGACTGGGCAACAAAACCTTTTATTTTGGGTAGTAAAATTGTTGCTGGTGCATCTGAAACAAAAATACTTGGTTGGTTAGTAAGAACACTTAACAAATGGATTGGTAAAGTTTTAGACAAAATAGATAAGATGTTACTTTCTAAAATACCAATTGTTAAAAACTTTGCAGATGCTATGAGATCATTTATAAATGGTCTTAAAAAAGATTCAGAAATGAAATTAAACGAATCCAAACTTTATAAGATATTAACTGAAGATGTTGATTTTGATAAGGCTTATCGTGAATTTTTCCCAAAAATTTATAAATCAGTATGTTTAAAATATGCAAAAGGTGATGGTGAAAAAGCTCAAGACTTTTGTCAAGATGGGTTTATAAAGGCTTACAATAAATTAAGTCAGTTTAGAGGTGATAATTTAGGTGGTTGGATTGCGATGATTGTAAGAAACAATATTCTTGATGAATTAAGAAAAGAAAAAGGTTCAAAAATTCAAGATTTTGATTTTGGTAGATATGATGCAAAACAAGAAGAATATGATGATTCATTTATGGGTAGATATAGTGAACAAGATATTCAAGATGCAATAAATACATTATCACCACAATTTCAAAAGGTTTTCAGAATGTATTATTTTGATGGAATGAAACACCACGAAATTGCAAAAAAATTAGGTATTTCCGATAGTACATCAAAAACAAACTTACTTAGAGGAAAAGTAAAAGTTAAAGATTTCTTAGAAAATTTAAAGGAGGCATAAGCCCCCTTCAAAATTGGGTCGACATTGAATGTCAACTCTCCACCACCTTGTTTCATTAAACAAGGAAAAATCATTGCCTTATCATCCAGAAGTAATAGTTGGTACCATTACCGGATCCCATTGTTATATCTGTAAATTTTAATCCATTCATAAAACCCATATTCAAATTACCTTGATATATTGTTCCACTTAAATTACCAAAAGGTGTAAAGTTTAATGTCAAATTATAAGCCGAAGCTGTTGGGTAAAAGGAATACAGACTTTCTATTCCATTATAAGTATATGTGTTTAAATCTAAAAAAACAATGGTGTCATTCAAAGGAATTAGATTTCCAAATTCACCAACCCTATATTGATTTATAACCCAAACTTGTCCAACCAAATTATATGCCGTATCGATTTGTGTTGAATCCGTAACTATTGGTTCTGGTGGATTTGGTGGTCCAAAATTTTCCTTATGACAGGATGTTAAACCTAACACAATAAATAAACTAATTAAAAAGTATTTCATATTATCTTGTTACTAATGCTTCAATTTTACTTTTAACTTGGTCTGTAATTGTAAATTCTTTAACAGATGTAATTACAACAGACTCATTCAATACTTTAGACGGAATGTGAACCAAAAAGGTATCACCATCAAAAAATGATAAATTGTTTTCCAATTCAATGCAACCGTGAACCATCTTCAAAAACAATTTGAACTGAATTTGATCCATAAATGTTTCATTTACCAATTCACCCATCTTTTCGTGTGTGATTCTAATATTGTATCCTTGTTTATTCATAAGACAAAGATATAAATAAAAATCAATTAAAACAAAAAACCCACAAATATTTTTTTACAAACTTTGTGGGTCTTTAAACTAAACCATTATTTTTTTAGAAGAAGGTGGATTAGGTTTTTTTGTAAAGATAAATATATAGGAGTTTTCAAAAAAATCAAATTATTTTAAAACTTTTTGTATTAATTTCAATAATTGTTTGTTTTCTTTTGAAATATCAATATTTTTTTCAGAAAAATACTGACACTTAGTATGTTCGTGACCATCTTTTGCTCTTTCTAAATTTGGTAAAACTTTTTTTTTAGATTCAAATGAAAAAACATACATCATACCTTTTTTTGTTGTTCCATCATTTTTATATCTATTGATAAAACCAACTAAATCAATTTTATTTGGTAGTTTAATATTTGTTTCTTCTTTGTATTCTCTGATTGCTGCTTCCGTTGGTGATTCCTTACCTTCTATATGTCCTGAAGGTATTGACCATTGATTTGGTAATGATTCTTCTGGACTTCTTTTACAAAGTAGGACTTCATCATTGTGTTTTAAAATAACACCGGCATATCTTTTAAATTCATTCATGATACTATATTTATAAATATGAATGAAGTAAAAATAAATAATAACCTATTCAATGTTATCACAGTTTTAACTGATAGAGACATTCAGAATGGTATGATGGGTAAAAAATTTAATGATAAATTTAATGGAATGTTATTTGTTATGGAATCAGGTCAACATTCTTTCTGGATGAAAAACTGTGAAACGTCACTTGATATTATTTTTATAAAAGATATGAAAGTTTCTAAAATACACAAAAACTGTTTACCTTGTAGGGAACAAAAATGTCCAACATATCCAGGTGAAGGTGACTTAATATTGGAAATTGCTGGTGGTGATTGTGATAAGTACGATATAAAAGAAGGTGATTCTGTATATATTGAAGCTTAGTTTTTAATATGAATTATATTGTCAAGTATATTTGGATTTATTAATAATTCATTTGGTGTTGTTTTTATCATAAGAGCCTTACCACTTTTTGATTTAGAAGATTTTATATTGGAAAAATCTAAAATTTCAACTTGGAATCTAGTTATTGAAGTGTATGTACCATTTTTTAGTTTTTCACCATAAATTGAATTAAATTCTTTTAAATAGAAAATTGTGTATTCTGGAATTTTCTTTGAAAATTCAATTCCATCGTACGTAACCCAGTTTTCTGAATTTTTAGTATTACTATATTCTTGAAAGGAATTTTCAATAGCAATTTTTAATTTACTTAAATTTTCAAAATCGCATTCAAATTTTATTATGTAATCTGTATAATTTTCAGATATAATGACATTTGAAATTCCGTCTTGTTTGATTAAATTTTTTTTAAAATTAAATATTTTTTGTTTTATTTCTGGTAGTTTTAAATTTTTCTTACCATTTATACTATCTAATAACAATATGGATGATACATTTGTCTTACTTTGACTCAAGTTTATAACATATTTAAACTTTCCGCTACCATCGTTGTTTAATTGTATTTCATCTATAAGTTCGACACAAGATGTCAATAAAAAAAGTAATATGAAAAAAAAATATTTCATTAATTTTCTAACTTACTAATATGATTTTGTAGGTACCACATTGCTTTTTTCAAATCTTCCAGCTCTTTACTTGGGTCCTTTTTACCGGCTCTTGAAATATATTTAACGGTATTACCAAGTGCAAAACCCAAATTCCAGGCATCAATAACTTTAATTGTTTCATATGGATTTTCTTCTCCACCGTAATGTAATGGGTGGTCAACAACTTCATATGGTCTCAAAATATCTTTAAGTGTATATATGTTTGGTTGTTTTCTTTCACCCCAAAATGCACCATCAATATAATATGTTTCAAAACTTGACCAATTAAGTGAATCAACACCATTGTCAACATCTGGAATATTAATATTTGATGATTTATAATCATCAATATAAACAACACCACCTGGTTTTAGTCTTGGTAATGTGTTTTGTACGTCTTGGACCAAACAATCAAATGTATGACAACCATCTATTTCTATAAAATCAAATAACAAATCGTTTGATTGTATAAACTTAGGTACTGTTTCTAGTGAGGATCCAGGAACTAAGTTTAGATAGATTTCGTGTTTTTTTGCTTCTTCTGCCAAAATTTCAAAGTTAGGTACCGTACATTCGTGTTCACACAAATCAAATACGTGAATAGAAACTGGGTTATTAGGATATTGACCAGAGTTTTTCATAGATGCAATCACATCACAAATTAGTAATGCTGAATGACCCATATTAAATCCAATTTGGATTAATGATTCTGGTTTATAATTTGAAATTAAATCACTTAAAGTTTTTTGTCTTTCTGGAAACCAACTAATGTTTCCTTCTTGACAATCATTTCTCATTCCTTCTAATAATTCCATTATTTTTTAATATTTTCTTTTTTTATTTTCTATTTGAATTTTACTACTAAAATTTCTGATTTTCTTACCCAAATCCATATCATTGGGTGTTTCTTCAATCAATTCTTTGATTTTTTCTACTGGGATTGTTGCCATAGTTATACGTTTAATTCTTGTTTGGATTTTTTATAATTTTCAATCATTTGTTTTTGTCCAACATAAGCAATCAACTTTCTTTTAAACATTGGTAGTAGTGTTTCATTTATTGGAAAATCACCCCTACTTATCATTTCAATTACAGGGAGTTTCTTTTTATCTTCTGTTGTCCACTGACTAAAACTATCAATAATCTTTGGGATTGTCAAACTTTTTTTGTCTCCTGAATATATTAAATTAGTAACAACTTTACTTTCTGGCGACCCCTTTGCTGCTGGTTTTTTTTCATATTCCCAGATGTTTATTACATTACCAATTGTAAAATAAAAATAACCTTTATTTTCTAAAATATTTTTATTGTTCTTTTTTACTTTGAGATGAATACTATCATATACAAGTTCCCAAACTGATTTTGCCATTCCAAAATATTCGTAAATTCTTGGTGCCGAATAAGATAGAATCTTTATAAATTCTTCATATTCATCTTTGGACATTACTGGAACGTCTTTGATTTTTAAATCCTTTACAAGTAATTCATCATCAACTGTTTGGAATTTCTTATTTGTATATAGGAGTTTTTTATCTTTTACTAATGTTTGGACATTTGCTAAATGTAATGATAGTTCAATAAAACCTGGATATAATTCCATATTATCGAGTTTTTCACCCATTTTTTGAAAGTACGATAAAAGTTTGTATTCTTTGTGTTCTCTGTCAATTGGTTTTTCAAACATCCAGTCGGTGTTCATTAAAAATTCTATTTTCTTTTTTCTTGCCATCTGACATAATAATAATCATTTAATATAACCTGTAAATATTAATTAATCCTCATAACGATATATTCAGTACTATTGATTGTTATTTCTTCATATTGACCATCGTAACCATTAAGAGTTTCACCATAGTCGGCATTATTTTTTAAATCTTCTTTGAGTTCTTCCAAATCCATAAAATCTGAAAAATCTGTATAACCCATATCTCTTAAAAAACTTAATGCGTCTCTTTCTATATCATCCAAATAGTTTTCAACGGCTTCTCCAATATCGTCATCACTTGGGTCACCATCTGGATTATCTTTTATTTCTTGTATTTCATATTCAATATCAGATATTCTTTCGTCTCTAGTTTCTTCTTGTTCTTCTGTGTCTTCATCGTCATAAATTTGATGTGGTGAAACAACGGCACCATTTTTATATAAAACCCAATGACTTCTTGACGAGTCGTTACTTGTATTTTTATATTGAAACCTATTACCTTCGGAATCTTCAAAATCAAAAACATTACCATCTTCTTTTGTAGGTAATGAAATTGGTGCTCTCACACCTTCATATTCATAAACCCATTTTTCCATTTCAAGTAACCAAATTTCTTCTTCTTGGTCATCACTTAGTTGGTTTTCAACACCATACGAATCTGGAGAATCCCTAACCCATTCTTCAACAGCGTCTTCAAAATAATCTTTAACCTTTTCTGAATCAATGTAGTTGGATAAATAATCTTTACTGAAATAATCATTTGGCCTATCTAACATATCTTCATAATATGCCTCAACAGAATCTTCAACTTCACTCATTGTTCCAACGGCATATTCATAACCAGTTGATAATGATTCAAAAGATGTCATATCATAGTGTGTTCCATATGGGTATAAATCATAGACATCAGTTTTATCATCTGTTAAAGTTTCAATTTCTTCTTCAATTTCATCTATTTTTTCTTGCAATTCATCATACTTTTCATCATAATCTTCTAGTTCGGTACTAAGATTTGATTGTTCTTCTTCTAATTCTTCTAATCTATTTTTTAATTCTTGTAGTTCTTCTTTTTCGTCACTATCCAAATAATTTAGTTCATTCCTATCTGTTGCATATATAAATGCCGCGTGTGCTTTTTCGCCTTCTTCGTTAGTATCATTTAAATTCCATTCGTTTTCTTCTCTTCTAACTTCCTGTTCATCAAATTTTGCTTTTTGTTTTCTTGCCGCAATTACTTTTTCATATGGTGTTGACCAGTATCTTTTAGATCCGAATACTTCAACATTATCTAATGATTTTATTTTTGTATGTGATATATTGATATTTCCATTGACTTTAATTGGTCCCAAATCTGTAAGATGTATTTCATTTTTGAATGGTTGAAAATCTAAGGATCCGTCAATGACAAGTTTTTTTCCTCTAAATGCTCTTAGTTTTGGTATTAAGTTTGCTTGATAATAAACATTTTTTAATAAGACATAGTATTCTTCTGGTGAAATTACAATTTCTTGTTCGCCTTGCTCACTTTGTTCTTTAATTATGTTTTTAATCAACTTAATTAGATTTGACTCTGTCAATTTCAAAACTTTTTTCATACAACAATAAATACCCAAAACTTTACAAATATGAATGTTTGAAGATATTTATATAGAAATAAACCTAATAAAAACAAATTATTATGGGATGTGGTTGTAAGAACAAAGGAAACCAAGCGGCAGCACCTCAACAAGCAACAAGAACTGAACCGGCACCAAAACCAGCTGTTCAGAATCAAACTGTACAAGAGTCTGTTAAAAAAGTAATCGAAAAGTATTACAATAAAAAATAATTTCCTTTGGCCAAAGAAAAATTAAGGGTGGAAAATTTTTCCACCTTTTTTTGTATTTATAAGATATGGCAAAATTAGATCAATTTCTTGAGTGGTTCCACGATGGTAGAGAATATTATTACAATAATTTATTAAACACATTTCAAACGACTCGTAAATTTCTCCAAACCGTAATTAAATATGGTGAACAAGACAATATTGATATTTCATATATTCCATCTAGTGAATTTGAAGAAGATGAAGGATTATTTGACTTTTTAGCTGAAAATGGTTTTTTAGATGATATAAAATATGGAGATTTAGAAGACCATTTAAGAAATTATTATCTTCTTTGGTTGATGAATAAAGATGAAATCGGATGTTTGAAATTTATATGTGATAATATCCTTACAGATGTTGAACCAAGAGATGATGGGTACTGGTTAAGGTTAAGGGATAGAGAAGAACTTGCTGATTTTTTTAGAAGTAGTAGTAGAAGAAGTGACTATGATTTACAAGATATTGCAAAACAAGTATTAGGTGATGGTCTTGATTATGATAGATATTGGAATACAACTGATGATGTTTATAGAGATGTTATTGAAGAACTGGATGAAAAAAATATTCGAACTCTTGCAAATTACATTTTAGGAAGTATTGGAAATATCGATTTAAATACTGATGATTATAATTCAGATTTTTTTGAAGAATTGGCTCAAATACAAGCTCGTGATGGTGTATTTCAAATTACCCAGGATAATGTAATGTCTTTAATTAAAGATGATGACGCTATGAATGAATTAATGAATGGTAAGGATTTATCTGATTTGAAAAGTGATTTATATTCAATACATAGTAATGCTTATAACAGTACTTATGAAAATACGATATATAGTCAAGTTATGGAAGGGCTTAAAGAATATTTTTCATCCCCAATTGATGTAGTTGCAACAAAAGTTGGTGAAAAAACAAAATATATTTCATACATTAAAATTCGTGATTTCTACGGTAATGTTATGAAATTTATTGAAGGAAATCTTGGTGGTGGTTGGAATGAAAGTGTTTTAGAATACTTTGGTTCATATACAGGAATGATGAATCAACTATTCAGAGAAGATGTTTATGAACCAATTGATTTTAGAATCGATGACTATCCAGATTATAGAGAAGTTGACAAAGCAATAAATGATTACTTCAGTGACTACATTTAACAACTATTTATAAATTAAATTAAAACTTGTATCCATTATAAAAAAATGGAATATGAGAAAAATTAACAAAAATTCAAGAAGAGGTATTGTAAACCTATTTGCCGATTTTATTCTTACAAGAATAGATAAAAAAGAAAATTCAATTATCCAGGTAACAGATTGTGAATCATTTATGGTTATCCACGGACAAACAACATCAAAAGACGTATTGGATTTAGATAAAATTAAAACAGACTTTTTTGAGTGGTTTAAAGATATTTTAGATGTGGTTGGAATAAAACAGATTAATACTTTAGATATTATCCGTTACGACCAGGAAATCAACAACATTGAAAAGGGTTGGATTAATGTAAATAAAGAAGTGTTCGTTGAAGAAGATGAACCTATTCACGAACTTAATGTATCTTCTGAATTTCCATACGGTTACAGTTTAAATTGTGGTAGACTTATGACTTATTATTCACACTATGTTTTTAATCATATGTATAGTCTTATGGGTGTTGACAGTTTGAAATTTTATTTCACAAAAGAAGAAGATGAAAATGAAGATTTAAAAATTAAAATTATATCTGATTCTAAATATAACAAAGACATTATCAAATCTTTAGTACTTGACGTATTTTCTTTTGATTTAGAAGACTTTAAAGAATATGTTAAGGATTATGACCTTTTACAAGACATCTTATTTCCTGGTAAAGATAAACCATATACAAAACAAGATAAGTTAGAACACATAATAGTATTCTAAAAAGAAACCCCACCTTTTGAGTGGGGTTTTTTATTTAATCAATTAAAAATCCTTTTATTATTTCAAAACCTTCATTGATATCGTCAAAGTCTCTATCTGGTGCAAAAAGTTCTGTATTTGGGTTATCTTCTGGAGATTCAATCAACATAAAAGCCGGAACATATTCATTACCTGTTACTTCAACAAATAAATCGTATTCCGCTTCGTGTTCGTGAATATCTCGATCAACATATGGAATATTTTCTTTATCCAACATTTCTTTTAGGTCCACACAGAAAGGACAACCTTTCATTGTGAATAACACTGCTAACTTATCCATTAATTAATTCTGTTACTAATCCGTTTATTTGTCCTTCACTTAACATACCAACTCTCGTTTCAATAACTTGTCCTGCATTAAATATTTTTACAGTTGGGATGCTTCTAACACCAAGGGCTGCACTTACTTCTTGATTTAAATCGACATTCATTGTGTACATTTTAACATCTGAAGTATTTTGATTTGCTACTTTTTCAAAAGCTGGTTTCATCATACGACAAGGTCCACACCATTCTGCCCAGAATTCAACAATAACTTTCTTTCCGGCATTAATTTCATTTTGTAAGTCAACACTACTAATTTCCATCACTTTCTTTTAATTTTAATAAATTTTTTATGAAGAACTTTGTTTCTTCTATTTTATCTGGTTCAAAATAAACCTTTATTTGGTAGAATGTTTCCATCCCATCCTTTCTTGATAAATATACAAAAATTCCGGATTTGTTTTTTAAGATTGCATCAGTATATGTTAATCCATCTTCATACATATTAATATCACAATATTCTAATGTAAATTTTTTTTCAATAAGAAGTTCTGGTGATATTTTAACTTTGGCAAACACTCGGCTCTTTGAATAAAGTTTTCCTTCTTTTTCGTACAATAATTTAAGGAACTCATCTTCCTTTTCAAAAAACTTTTTAGATTCCATATTTCAATATTAAAATGAAGTGGTGAAAAGTCACCACTTTATTATTAAATCATTGTTTCAGCCAATTCCCAAAGTTTAGTATTAATATTGTTTTGTGATATAATATTTTCAATACTTTTCATTTTTGTTATTTTACCACGATTGTTTGTTACTTTAACACCACCACGAATAAGTTTTTCTTGTATTACATTAAAAACTTTCCACATATCATCACCTTCATCATCTTTTCTATTTGGTGTTAACAATCCAAGTATTTCTAAATCGGTCAATGTTTTTTCACTATTGAATCTGATTTTAGCCGATTCTCGAACAAAATCAATTTTTTCATCAGTTGTTAATTCACGACGCATCATACGACCAACCGATTGTTCAATCATTGGTAATTTTTTAGAAAATGAATCGGCCAATTGTTTAACATCGTCAAGTTGGAACTGATTATGTCTCATTGTAAATTTTTCAGCGACTGCTGTAGGTACTGTTAAACCATTAGAACATACCAATCTAAAAAGACCTGAACCCATGGAAAACGCGGCAGTTCCATTATGTGAATTCCTAACAATTGCCTCAACTAAAGTGTCACCAATTTTTGGTAATTCACCATTACGGAATTTGATTTCGTGAAGACTATGAATACCCTTACCTGTTTGTTTTACTGATGATACCTGCCAACCTTCACGGTCAAAAAATTCAATAACTTCTTCTGTTGGTACAAAAGTATATTTGCCAGTCATTTTTGGTGATGGTGAAGTTGCAAATACTGATGGTGCTGTAGATTTAATTAATTCTGGGGTGTATAACATATTTTAGATTTTTTTGATTACACTACAAAATTAGTAATTTTTTTTTAATTACAAAATTTTATATCAAATTAATTTAAAATAATATCACCAAAGCTTGTTTTTTGAATTACTTTATCAAGATATTTTTCTTTTTGTTTTGTAATTTCTGGAATTTTTAGTTCAACAACAATACTAACAATCTGATTCCTTGAAAGTACAATGTCTTTTCCTTCTTCAAGATTCTTTTCGCACCTTTCTCTTAATTTTTTGTAGAAATCGTCTTTTTGTAAATCACCAATTAATGTAATTAAATCATTTGGGTTATTTTCAAAGAAATTGACTAACTGAGTTATATAAATTTCTAAATCAACATTTTTCATAAAAAATTTTTAGAATTAAGTTTTTACTAATATCATCCTAATTCTGAACACATGTCAAAATATTCGTCAGGTCTATTTGTGTCCCAAAGTGTTGCGCCAGGTTCAATACTAAAATAATTTTTTAGTCCGGCTGGTAGATTTTCTTCTTTAAGATTGTCTGAACCAAGAATTGATATAAAGTCTAAACAATAGATATCTGCAATCGATTCTGGTAAAGTTTTTAAATTTTTATTGTTTGTTAAGTTAAGGAACGACAATCTTTTTAAATTTCCAATTTCTTCTGGTAATTCACTAATAATATTTTCAAATACCAAAGTTCTAACATTTGTAAATTTAGAAATACTTGATGGTATTTTTATTACAATAGTGTCATCTTTACTTTTATTTTCTATTTGTAAGAATCTTGTATCTTCCGGAATCAAATCAAATAATTCTTCAAGACCAAACATTCTGGCGTATTTAGCATTTGCGTCAGTTGGGTATGCAATACCAACAAAATTTGTTTTAAAGTCAGTTGTAAGTTCGTTTCTATATTTTTGTTTAAGACTTTTTAAGTACGGTCTCATTTCTTTACTTAACACAACTTCGATATCATTTTCTGAAAGGTCTTTCAAAGATTTTTGTAATAGTTTTTCTTTCTTCTTTGAAACATAATATGACATTCCACTTGGTGATAAACTTCTTACCATTGCGGCGCTTAATTCATTTCCAAGACCAATATATTTCTTTTGTAGTTCTTCTGGTAAATTACCAAATATATCTGCACCTTTTTGACCCATACCATTAAAGTCAGGACCTCTAAGTTCCATCCATAATTCAATTTCTTGTTCACTTCCAAGTTCTGCTAGAGGGTCTGTTGTTGAAAGGTTGTAGTGTTTATATCTATTTAACTTTTCCTGGTCTTCTTGTGTATATGGTTTTGCTTCCAAATATTGTTTTTTACCATCTAATACCGGAACTTTTTTAGTAATTTCAGACCAAGGAATTACAGTAGATCCAGCATATCTTCCAGAGTTAGAACCATCAGCAAGTCTCATTTCCCCATATCTATCAACCAAAATTACAGTTGCGTAATTCAAATCAGAAGAAGGTAAATTTTTATTAATGATATAATAAAGTGTTAGGTTTTGATTCAATCTATAATTGTAATAATAGTTTCCTGAACCTTCCCAAGATGTACACCATCTTCTATCTGGTGCATGTTTTTTTCTAATGTTAATACACTTATGTTTTTGATCTGGTGCAAATATTAACACATCATCATCTTCATAAGGAATATTAACATCACTTAAATCAATTTCTGGAACCGAATATTCACTTTCTTCCATTGGTGTATAACCATCAACAATATGTTCAAATTCTTCAAAATTCATAAACTTACTCAACTTTGAATTAATTGGTAGAAGTTCAAAGTGTCTAACAAATCTTTTCGCTCTTGGTAAGAAAGTTGTCATTGCATCTTCATCCGGATTTTCTTCGTGGAATTTTTGTGTAATTGCAGCAACAAGTTCGTTTATTCCTTGGTTATTAAATTTCGAAAAGTATTTAGCAACTAATTCATTAAGTTCGGTAGGATTAAATGACAATACATCTCTTTTAAATTCTTTAAGTTTTGGGAAATGTGTTTTAACTTCGAAAAACTTTTTGATATTAAGTTTTGTTAATTGTAAATCAACTTGTACTGTTCCTCTCCATTTATTGATATAATCTTGAACCATACCTTCAAGGTCTTTTTTACTTTTTTGTTTTGTAGATTTGTCAGTAATTAATTTTTTAACCTTATCATAGTCGTGTTTAAAAATGTCTCTATCTTCATTATCAAATGCTGCCTTAAATCTTTCAAAATCGGCAATTGTTTTTCTGATATCTTCTTCAGTATCTTCTGTCTGTTTAGAAAACTTATCCACAAGTTTTTTAACTGTTGATTCTGGGTATTCTAAAAGTATTTTTTTTGTTTGTAAATTTTCTTTTACAACTTTAGATAGAAGTCCAAGTAATTCCATAAATTATTTTATTTATAAATATTATAAAACATTAAAAAATTAAGTATTTATTGTTTATATGTCAAATCACATCAATTATTATTTAAAATAAAAAATGGAAAATAAAGAATCAACAAAAGTAGGTTGTCAAGCCTGTAAAACAAATAAAGGTGTTATAAGAACACAAAGATTAGTTTTTACTTTAGGAACTATAATATCAGTATTGGCTGTTTATGGTGGTATAAGATTGATTCAAGATATTTCTTCTTTATTTTAATCCCTATGATATTTGACAAATTGGTTAATTAATAAATCACCAATAGTTTCTAATTTAAAACCTTTTGATTTAACTCTGAGTGGTTTTGAAGTATCAAATGTCTTTGGAAATTTTATTGTTAAGGGTCCGTCTGGATGTGGGATTTCAAAAGATTGTCCTTTTAAATCTTCTAAATCAAAATAAATATCATAAACAAGGTTGTTACCATACTTTTGGAAATTATTTTCTTTTTCCAATTGTATTCTAACAATCAAATCACCAAAAATACCATTTCTAAAATCACCCATTGATTGTAATCTCAAAAATTGTCCGTCATCAATGCCGTGTGGTATTTTCACTTCAACATTTTTCATTTCGTCTTTGGTACCACTTCCAGAACAAACAAAACAAGGGTTTACCAAAACGTGTCCAGAACCACCACAACCATTACATTGCATTGAAACCATCTGAATAAACATTCCATTACCCATCTGTTTTAATATTTGTCCAGATCCATTACAAGTCGCACAAACCCTTTTATCACCACCACTTCCACTACAAGTATCACAACTTGTTTTTCTTTTGAATGTTATATTTTTCTTCTGACCTAAATATGATTCAAGTGTACCAATATTGACAGTTATATTTGTTGTGTGTGTTCTTTTTTCTTGTCTTTGATTGAACATAGAATTGAACATTTCCTGGAAAGTGGTTCCAAATCCACCATTCATTCCTGCAAAAGGATTTTTTCTTTCAATATCATACCGTTGTCTTTTTTTTTCATCACCAACAATATCGTATGCAACTGAAATTTGTTTGAATAGTTCTTCGTCGCCACCTTTATCCGGATGGTTTTCTTTAACTAACTTTCTATATGCTTTTTTTATTTCATCTTGTGCTGCAGTTTCTTCAACACCTAATATCGAATAATAATCAGTATTCATTTATTGTTTCTTTTTGATATTTTTATATAAAGATAAAAAAAATTTTATGAAATATCTAATAGTTCTATTCAAAAATAAAGAAAGGAAAAAAATAATCAAGAAGTTTAAAACCTATGAAAGGGCTAAAAAATTTTTAGATAATAGAATTTCTAACAATAATATTGTTTTTGATAAACAGATTGAAAATGGTAAGACTTGTAGTTTTGAAATTGGTCTATTGGAAAAAAATTCAAGTAATTTTGATTTATATTTTGTAAAAGATGAATTAGGTAGACAAGTCAAAGTAGATTTAGATGATTCTGAATATAAAATTTTACAGATACAAAAATATCAAATAGAAGAATTAATTTTTGATATTTCAAAAAATAAAAAATTAACAATAGATGAATTCATTTCTAATTATTTAAAACGCGGTTCAATTAAATTAATATCAAAACTAAATAATAAAATTGTTGTCCAGGATGACGATAATTTTAATTTATTTTCACTTAAGAGTGAAGAAGATTGTTATCGATTTACCCAAGTATTGCAAACGTATATGTTAGAAAAGAAAAGAGGTGATTGTATTATTGTTTTAGATTCATCTTTACCTCAAAAAAAATACCTTTATTCTCTTTTAGAGTCCAAAGGTATTTCAAAATCAATTCTATATAAAAAATCAACTACTTTTTTTACTGGTGAATAGTTTTCTTAGTTTAGAAAAAAAAGTTTCTTTTATGATTTCTTCTTCAATCATTATAGGTTCTTCTTTGTATGAATTTTCCAATATGAAGACAATTTCGGTACCAGATATATCTATTTTAATCTGAGTATCATCAATTTTTAAATTTCTAAAATTTGATTTAACAAAATTAAAATCGATTTGGTTTAATTCATATATCAATACAGACTTACTTCTTGGGAATAACCCTTGAATACCATCAACAATTAAAGCCAACTTTCCTAATGAATCTTCAAAACTGTTTTGATTCTCTGCCATAGTGAAATTTTTTCTTTTTTAATTGGTGTTATTTCTTCTTTCTTTAATTTTTTAATCTGTTGAATGAAGTTTAATTTTTCTTTTTCTAAACTTTCCTGATCTTTTTTAATTTCATTCATTAACCACTCCATCTGGTTTTCCTGTTTGGTCTTCATCTTCTAACCGTAAATTAAATTCTTTTATATCAAATTTTAAAGTTTGTAATTTGTCTAAGTTTTGTTTTTCAAAAATTTTCTTCAATTCTTCTACTTTGTTGATAAATAAAACTTCTTTTTCTTCTAATTCTTTATTATAGTCAATAATAGATTTTATATTATTAATTGTTAGTGAAACTTCTTTTTCATGGAAATCACTAACAAATGAAATTAGTCTCATATTTGGTTGTGGATTGTCTTGTTCAACAACCTTGCCTTCAACAGTAAACTTTTTTGGTATTTTCCAATTTTGTGAAATTTCAACATCAATTGATAAATAACCTTTGAGTTTTCTAATTGATTTCATATAAGGAAATATTTTTTCTAATTCTTTAAAAAATGTCATAATTTTTAATTTAAAAGGTAAGTTATTATATAAGAAAGAAAAACACCAAAAATAATAATTTCAATCTTTGAAAAAGTTAATACTGTAGGTGGGTCATTGAATAATGACAAAATAAACATAAAACTGATTCTTGTTACACTTAAAATTGAAAAAACAAAAAGAAATAAAAAAATATTATCTACACCAAACATAATTAATTTTTTCTTGATTCCAGAACTTCTTTTCTTAACACTTGCATCAAATCTTTTAATTCTTGTGCTGTTTTTCTAACTCTTGTTCCAGCTGTTTTGTTTCCTTTTTCAAATTTGTCATAATCAAAACTTAATGACTCCACAAGGGTTTTAACTTTTTGAATTGTTGTCTCCTCCATTTTTTTATTATAAAAGTTTATTTTTAATATAATTTAATATTTTATTATACATTGTCAATAGATAACTGTCATATTACTATCTATGGACCTATATATTGTTAAAATAACATCTAAATCTGATTTTGTGAATGGTTTTTTTCTATCGAACATATCAACAAAAAATTCTGGTATTGATTTTTTAACTTTGTCTTCTGGGTGATTATAAAATATTTCCTTAAAGAAGTCTTTGAAGTAATCATAGTGTTCACCGGTTTCATTAATTAAGATATTTTCTTTTTCAAATGTTTCTATTGTTTTTTTCCAACACCAATTAAAGTGATTGAGGTTGTCTTTGTCAGACATTTCTATTTTACTTTCTCGTTCTTCTTCACTACCGCCAAGGTATGTGTCATATAGTATTGTAACGAGTGTATATGTAAAATCATAAAATAGGTCCATTTTTTCAAATACAATGTTATTTGTTTTGAACCAGATATCAACTTCACTATATTCTAATTGTTGTGTCAGGTAATTAAAAAAATTCTCCATAAGATGTGTTCTTATGGAGAATAATAAGTTTAATTATGACTTTTGTAAATTATTGTGTCCTTTTTGAATAATTCATTAATTCTGAAATTCTTTTAAATTCTTCCTTAACTTTTTTACGTTTTTTAGGTTTTTCATCAAAAACGGGACTTGGTACTCTACCATATGATTCGTCTTTCCATTTTGATAATTGGTCAGATGCAAAATATTCGCCAAATTTATCATTAACACCTGTGTTTTCTGCGTTTACCCAATCTTGGTTATTTCCGTTGCTTGAACTCCCTTTGATTTGTTTTTCAATGGTATCTTTTTTAGGTTTTATTTCATCATAATCAGGAATATTTTGTCCACCAATTTCAATATTGTAATCTGTACCTTCTTGATCAATTTCATAAGCCTTTTTATCCATTTTAGCTAACTGACCATTTCCTTTTGGAAAATGTTTTGGGTTTGTTTCATATTTACCTTTTGACCCATCTTTAATGTAATCTATCATCTTTTTTGCGACAGATTTTAAATAGTCTTTATTTTCTTTTCCAGATTCTTTATGAATTTTTTCGTACTTTCCAAGACCTTTTGGTGTTGCACCTTTTTTGATATTATCTTTTTCTTCTTTTACAATATTTTCAATAATATCAATAACTTCACTTTCACTAAACAAAGCACTTTCATCACCATCAACTAATCTATATAGTGTTTCTTCTAAATTAGAATTATCGGTGTATTCTTTATCACCCATTTTAAATTTACCTCCTTTAGGTGTTTGTTTTAATTTATTGGTAAAAGCATTTCCTTCTTCCATTTCTTCATCAACATCAACTTTACCTTTTCCTGGCCATCCTTTTTTGGATCTTTTTGCAAAATATAGTTCAGACATTTTTTCTTTTAATCTTTTAGGGACTTTTTCACCTTTTTCTTGATATTTTTGAGTTAAATCCTTTAAACTTCTAATTTGTAAATCTATATCTGCAATTGATTTACCAGCATGTTCACCAGTTTTTTTAACTTTGACATCACCTTTCCATTTTTCATCTAATGGTATACCACCAGTACCAAACTGACCACCACCACATTCTTCACACATTTTACCTTCCATATAATCACCTTTCATACTACCACCACATTCCATACAATCTTTTTCTTGTACATCACCTCTTAACATTTTAAAGTCTTGTCGGTCTAATCTTCCGTTTCTATTTTTATCAAGTTTACGCTGTCCTCCGTGAAGTTTTTCAAGCATTTCAGCACCACCACCTTTCATAGCACCACATTCAACACATTCACCTTCATAAAATTCATTACTACCACATTCACATACATTACCTTCTGCAACATAATCAAATGAATCTGATTTTATTTTTTCCATAACTTTATTGGCTTTATCCTCTAAAGTTTCAAGAATTATTTTATTTGCTAGTCTTTTTAAATATTCTTTAGAATTTCTCATTTCGTTTTTTATTATAAATATTTAGTACTTTGGATTTGACTTAAATTCCTTAGATATAATTTCTTTAATTTCATTTTCAGTCAATCCGTATTTTTTTGACATAGTTTCAATAACCTTTTCAGTTGTTGATTCATTGAAGATATCAAGCGCTTTAATGTCTCCTTGATTACAATAAGGAAATCTTTTACATTTTTTTTTAACCTGGACAAACTTGCCGCCTGGTAATTGTGTTTTACGCCATGATCTACCTTTTCCTTTGGGTGTATTACCTTTCATTTTAATATCTTGAAAACTATTGGTATCATACTGACCACTAGAGCTTGAAGATGTTGCTTCTTTAAATTCTTTTTTTGAGAATAGTGGTGTATTATCTAATGCCGCATATCCACCACCGGTTCCCATCGCCTCTTTATTTTCTGATTTTTTACCTTTACTATCTAATATTGACCTTAAAAATGCTTTTAATTCACTTGGTTCTTTCAAAAAATCTTTTATTTTTTCTTTAATTTTATTTGCTGAAAGTTTTTTATTTTTTGCCAACAAATAAATTTCTTTCATATCGTCTGAATGAATTAAATAATCTTCTGGTGAATTTCTTTCTGTGCCTTCATCTTCTGTAAATTCTTTTTTCATATTCGACACATCAGACCCCCTTAGACCAAGGTCGTTTGCTTGTCTACCAAGTTCAGATATAAACATATCTCTAAGTGAATCACTCATAACCCTTTGAATTTAGATTCCCAGAAACTTCTTTGTTGATACATAATTGTATAGAATTCTCTGAAAGATTTTATTATTAAGTCTTTGACTTCACCATTTAATTTACCATTTTTTTTCATTTCTTTGGTAATTCTTTCAACCAATTTATCTTCAAATTGTTTTGCAGTATTTGACCCAAGAAAGTCTTTCATTTCTTTTTTAATTAATGATTCAATTTCTCTTTTATCTGCTTGACTAAGTGCCATTATTTGAATAATTGTATATAAGTTATGGTTGCAAAAATAACCCCAGAAACAATTTCTATTATATTGTTTTTAATTTTAACGTTTTTAATTTCTTTTCTTAAATCCTTATTGTCTTCTTCTAATAATTTATATTTTTCTTCAGTACTTTTAATAATAACTTCATTATTTCTATCTTTTTGTTCAAGTTTTGAAATTATTGAGTCCTGGTCTTTTACTTTTTTTTCAAATTCTTCTATTTCTTTTTTATCCAAGATGTTTGTTTTTCTTAACTTATCCAATTCGTTAAGATCCTTTAAAACTTCCTTACCAATTTCTGTTGGAAAACAAATTATTGTTGTATCGACATTTGTTTTTTGGCTAAAACCAAAAAAACAAAGTGACAAGAAAATAAAAAATAGTATATTCTTCATAATTAATATTTGTATCTAACCCTAAATGCACTATCAACTTGTTTGTTTGTCCATTTAGGAATTTCTTTTTCTTTTATTTCGTAATAGTTATTTATTGTTGTTTTTTGTGACCTAATATTGTCAATATTTTCATTTATAATTTTAATATTTTTTTTGTAAACCGATATCGAATCGTCCAATTCTTTTTGTTTATTTTTCAAATCCAAAATCTTTTGGTCCAATTGGTCAAGTTTATATTTTAAAAGTTCACTTTTGTCTGGTGCTGGTGTGTAAACTTTAATTAACAAAAAAACAACCATACCAATTAGTACGACTAATAAAATTTCTCTAAAATATTTTATAAAAAATTCTTTCATTATTCTTTTGTTTTCTTTCTTACCGCAATTACTTTAGACCATTTAGTTTTGAACTTTTCATAATATTGTTTAAGTTTATTCATCATTTTTAGAAATTCTTCATCAACTTGCATCATAGTACCGTTAATGTACACACCATTGTTTTCACCAATTGAAAAGAAAAATTCCAAATCATATTCAGTGATTTTTCCAGACCATTCGACGTTGTTTGGATATAAATTCAATTTATTAAAATCAACAATTTCAGCAACCTCATTAACAAATTCATCCATACTTTCTTGGAAGGCTATCTTATCATCTGTTGTTAGTTGTAAATCTTTTTCACTAGCTCCGTGGATGTATAAAATTCCACCAGAAATTCTATATCCTTTTTTCTTATCTGATTTTTTTTCTTCTTTATCATCACCTGGTTCACCATCATCCGCAGTTTCATATTCAATGTCCTTTTTAATACTATCCATAGGATTATCCCTTTTGGTAATATTATTTGGTTCATCTATTTTTCCAGTCTCATCTTCTGGCTGTTCCATTATAAGACCATATCTTTTTTTAATTTCATAAGATTCTTTGATCATCTTTTCACCACCTAACATAGTTCTGGATGCTTTAAGTAAATTTCTAATTTCTTCGTAATTATTCATTGTCTAATTTTTTTATAAAATATTCAAAATCAAAAGCAGGACTCAAGTCTGTGGATTCTTCATCAATATTTGATCTTGTGATAATCCCACTAAATGTTTCCAGTCTATTTGTTTTTGTATTATGTCCAATACAAATTGGTTCTATATTAAACTTTTTAGATAACTTAATACAAAGTTCAGCTGTTTTATCCAACTGTATTTGTGTATAAGGTTCCCAAAAAAAATAGTCTCTCCATTTCTTACTGAACACTTTCTCTTTATAAATACTCCCCAACCAGTTAATGTGATGATTTTTTAGTGGTTGTTTTTCTAACCAACCAAGATTTTCCAAAGAAATGATAATAGACTGTTTATCATACACAGTATTGTTTAACATTTTACCATAATGTTCATTATCCATTGTTTGTAAAACAATACCTTCTTTTGTTACAATGTAATGTGGTAATTTATCATATTTCTTGTTGTGTCTATTTCTCAATGCTGTTAAATATTCATCAGCATTTCTTGATGTGTGGGTTAAAACTATCTGAATTTTATTTTTTTCTACACCGAAATTATTGTTAATTTTTTTATCTAAAATTTCAAACATTCTTTTTATATGTAAGTCTTTTTATACCACCAATATCATTTGTTGTTGTAGTTGTTTCCATAGGAACGTCTATCCAATAATCAACATTATCAAATAAATCTTCATCATCTACTTGGTCGGTACTTGGTCGGTACTTGGTCGGTACTTGGTCGGTTTCTTCTTCAACTTGGGGGGTACTTGTGGGTTGGTTGTGGATTGGTTGTGGGGTTGGTAGATTGGTTGATTGAAAATTTTCATCTTCTTTTCTACTGGACTTGAATGCTTGATTTGTTGCAATAACCAAAGTAATTGCCAATGGATCAAAAACAAAAATCAGAATTAAAATAAAAAGATTTGCAGTTCTTTTTATTTCCCAATCTAAAAGTTCACTTACGTATTTGATTGCACCAAGTTCACTATTCCCAATGTCTTGTGATTCCATATCTAAAATCTGAACATCAAGTTTTGTTATACTATCGTTATAACCATCGATTCTTTTTGAAATTGTATCTCTTCTTGATTGTGCTTCTTTTAATTGTCCTTCAAATGATTTTCTATTTGCATTATTTGCTCTTGTAATTAATTGCCCAGTTCTTTGGTCTACAGTTTGTGTTGTTGTATTTGTAGATAGTCCATCCCTTAATTTTGTAATATCACCATCGAGGGTTATTTTTTCTTTTGTTAATTCGGTTTTTATTTCTTCAAATCTTTTCTTTTTAACTTCAACATTCTTTACTTGTTTTTCACTTATTTCAAGTTTTGCAATATTTCCTTGGAATCCGGTACTAAGTAATCCATAGATACCCAAAGAAGTAATAATTGATAATATTATAAGTGCAATTGTCATATAAATTTTTAAGACACCATATGTTTGTTTCCATTTATCGTGAAGATATGTAGCTATTGCTATTTTAGAAATTTCAAGGAAGGATCCCATTATTATTACCGGAATTGCAACACCGACAAACACAATGGACAAACCAACAACACTATAATATGCTGCGGTTGCTGATAAACCAAGAGCACAAAATAACATAAACCAGGGTAAAAATTTTTCTTTCATATTATATTAATATAGTTTATAAATACTTATTATAAAGGATATGAAAAATTCACTACTAAGGGAATCAATTAGGAAACATTTATTGTTAGAAAAAAGGATTGCAACATTGAGGTCCCAGATATCGATTACATTTGAAGTTAGATTAGACAAGGGTGGACATACTCAAGATAGACAAGTAGAGAGAAATGTTAGTAGGGGTGATATTAATTTATTATTGGGTAAAGCTGTTGATGAAATAACAACAAAAATTATTTTAAAAGAAATAAAAAATGGTGATGTTTTTATTGTTAGAAGTAAATCTGATAATTTATTCATCCCGGTCATACTGATTGAGGAAGACCCTTATAATTTTGTATTATTAACAAAAACTGTAATCAGAAAAAACGCTCAAGGTAGACCACAATTAACAATTTGGGTTGATTAAGTAGGATAGGACATTAGTATCTGAATCGTCTTCCATCTTCCTATCGACTTAGGCTTGTTCATTCCTAAATCACTTCTACTTAACCCACCACCTAGAGCTCGTTAGTGACTTTTAACCCTCGTTGTTTGTGATACAAAGATATGTTGTTTTTTCTAATTTACCAAACTTTTTTGATAAATATTTTGGAATATGTAAGAAATTACATCAACGGTCCATCCATTACCAATCATTTTTTTTCTTTGGTTTAAAGTTGCAATTGATGTGTAGTTATCTGGTAGTGTTTGTAATCTTTCGTATTCCAGAATATTAAGTTCCCTTAAATTTCCATCAACAACAACACCATAGTTACAGGCCGTGTTTAGTGTATTTGTTTTACCGTGACTTACTCTACCTCTTCTTGTTTTACTCTTCGGAACTTCAAGGTTTACACAATCACCATTATTAGCATACAAATATCCTTGTTTTGTTCCATTCCTTATTTTAAAACCTTCGTCGTTTATATCTAACACAACAAGGTGGTCGTTTATTATTTTTTCTGAACCATCTGGTTTTAAAATATCTAAAATGTGAATGTTCTTATCTTCCATATTCTTATCAATTGGAATGTTAGTCCAATAAAGTCTTTGTCTTTTTTGAGCCGAAAAAAATTTACTGTCAATCATTATTGGTTCAACACCAATTGCGTCTGTTATAATTTTTTCCCATTCTTTTTTCATTACAACATTTTCTAAAAGAAAATATGTTGGTTTTACTTCATTTAATATTCTAACATATTCCCAAAATAAACCACTCTTTCCGTCAAATCCTGTATTGTCACCTGACCTACTAAATGATTGACATGGTGATCCACCTATAAGTAAATCAATTTTTGGTAATGTTGAGGTATCCAAACCTACAACACTACCTAATTGGATTGTATTTGGGAAATGGTGTTGTGTAAGGGAAATTGCGTGTTTATCAATTTCTGAAGCAAAATAATTATCAACTTCAATACCAGCTCTTTGTAGTGCTAGTTGTCCGCAGGAAATACCATCAAATAGACTCAATATATTCATATTTCATATTTTTGAATATATGTTCTATAATACCTACGGTCCAACCATTTCCTAACATTTTATATCTTTGAGTATTGGAAACAACTGAAGAATAATTATCTGGAACATTTTGTAATCTTTCGTATTCAACTGGTGTTAGCATTCTAATATTACCATTATCCATAACACCACTCATTTGTTGATTACCAAATCCTTTATAATCTCTAGCAAGTAATGTTGCCGATTTATCACCACCAGGTTTATGTGTCTTTTTTTGGTTTGACACAATTATATGTTGACCACTTAAAAGTATATCAGACATTTTTACATTTTTATCTTCTGGTTGTTTTATATTTGAAATGTTGGTCCAGTAGAGTCGTTTTCTATTTTGTGCAGAAACAAGATTACTATTTATTAAAATTGGTTCAACACCCATATGTTGTGTAATAACATCTTCATATTCTTTTTTCATCACAACATTTTCAAGTAAAAAGTATTTTGGTTTACATTCTTCCATTAACCTAACAAATTCAAAGAACAATTTACTTCGTTCGTCTTCGAAATTTAATTGTTTACCAGCAAATGAAAATCCCTGACACGGACTACCACCAATAAGTAAATCAATTGGTGGTAGGTCAGTTCCTTTAACTTGTGTAACATCACCAATTTGTATTGTTTCTGGATAGTTATGTTGTGTTACTTGTATTGCAAACTTATCTATTTCTGATGCAAAGTACTTATCATATTTAATACCAGCTTTGTTTAGTGCAATTTGTCCACAGGACATTCCATCAAATGAAGAAAGTACATTCATCATAGATAGTCAAATAGTTCAGATGATTCATTACGAAGTCTACGAAGAGCTTTTTCTTTGATTTGTCTAACTCTTTCTTTTGTTAAGTTAAAATCTGACCCAATGTCTTCCAAAGTTCTTGGTGTACCAGTAAGGCCAAAATAGTCACCGATGATTGATTTTTCACGGTCGTCCAAAACATTAAGTAATGACAACAACTTGTCTTTAAGAATGTCTTTTGTATTAAACCCAGCGTCTGGAGCTACAGCATCTGGATTTTCAATAAGATCAATAAGTGTATCACCTTCTTCGTTGATATTCATATCAAGATTAATTATTGAAGGAAGTCGGGCAAACTTATCATCCAGTTTTTTACCGGATTGTTCAACTTCTTTTTTTGCTTTTTGTAAATCCTGGACAACATTAACTGGGAGTCTGATTGTTCTTGCATTGTCATTTAGGGATTGAATAATTGATTGTTTAACCCACCACACAGCATATGAAATAAATCTTAAGTCTTTATTCCAATCAAAATTTTTAATTGCTTTCATAAGACCAAGGTTTCCTTCGGCAATAAGATCCGATAAATCAAGACCTTGATTCTGATACTGTTTTGCAACAGTGATAACAAAACGAAGATTTCCTTCCAATAGTTCGTCTTCTATTTTTTTTCTTTCTCTTTCCGAAATCTCTTCAGATTTCATTTTCAAAGCAAGCTCCTTCTCACGATCTGGAGTCATAACTTTAATCTTTCTAATGTCTTTTAGGTAGTGATAAATTTCGTCCTGATTAATTGGGGCACCGATGTTCTTTTCCTTCATATTTATATTTGTTTCGAATATTCGTCTAGTTTGTCTTTCTCAGCTCTTGTTAATGAGCCAATTCCATTCTGTAAAATCTTATCCAAAATTTCGTCAAGAGTCAAGTCACATACTTGATTTTTCAAAAATTCTTCAACACGAGTATTATGTTCTTCCATAAATTTCTTTATGTCAAAAATAGGTTTCTTATCCATAAATATTTCTTTAACACGATTTTTGGTTTTTGGTTTCCTACCTTTTTTGTTTAATTTCTTCAAATGTTCCAAGTGTTCTGGAAGCATATTTGATGTCATAAATTTTGTTGTCTGAACAAGAACATACATAAAATCTGGTTTTTCATTATGTATTAAATCAACGTAGATTGTAAGTTCTGGTTGACACATATCAGATTCAAAGTGAAATATTGTATGGTTGTCACCAAAGACATAGGTAATATCATCAGATTTTGAAATTGTTGACAGTTCTTCAGCGATTTTTTGGTTGGTTTCTTCTTTGTCCCAGTTATTGTCGCAGGGATAGACGAATAGTAAGTATTTCATAGATTTTTATTTTGGTTCAACAAAGATAGTGAAAATATTGGTTTCTAAACTAACTTTTTTTAAAAAAATATTTTCAGACTATAATTGTGATTACATTTTATTTGTTGATGGTCACAATAAACAACCTCTAAACCGAACTAACTAAATAGTTGTGATTACCTTCCATTTAAGTATGATTCACAATTTTATTAAATATGGATAGTATATTGTCCGAGTTGTGATTACCTTTCATTTAAGGATGATTCACAATGCGCACTGCCGGTTTGTCCGAACGATTTTTGTTGTGATTACCTTTCATTTAAGGATGATTCACAATTTCAATCGTTGGGGATGAATTATACGGCAGTTGTGATTACCTTTCATTTAAGGATGATTCACAATGTGAATTAGGAAACTTTACTATTGAAAGGTTCTTATCATCAACAGAAGTTGTAACCAACTTCCTCCGAATAATTAAATTGGATGTCACACCACCCAGTTTTTGTTTCCTATTTTTTTAAACTGTCAAAGAACTTTTTTGTCCCTAAATCTCTAATGTTTAAGGCAGCATTTAAATCTCTATTCAAAATTTCACCACAATTTTCACATTTCCAGATTCTATCTTTTAATTCTAAATTTTTATTAATTGTCCCACAACAATTACATTTTTTACTTGTTGGTTCAAATCTACCAATTTCAACTAAATATTTTCCACTATTTTTTGTTTTATAACCAATCATAGTTTTAAATTTACCAAAACCAACATCAATTATACTTCTATTCAATCCAGATTTTTGTTTTACATTTTTACCAGGATTTTCTTTTGTACCTTTACTTGATTTTGTCATCCCTTTAACATTTAAATCTTCCATACAAATCAAATCATAATTATCTACTAATTTTTTTGATTCGTTATGTAAAAAATTTTCTCTTGTATTAGCTACATTTTCATGTATTTTTGAAATGTTTTTTTTTATTTTTTTATAGTTGTTTGACCCTTTTTTTGCTCTTGCTAATTTTCTTTGTAAGACAGTTAGGTGTTCTTGATTTTTAGTTAAATGTTTTGGATTTTCTATTACTTCGTTATCTGATGTGACAACAAATGCTTTTACCCCCAAATCTATACCAACACTTTTTTTAACTTCAACTTTTTTAAAATTATTTGTGTACTCAACCATAATTGAGACATAATATTTATTGTGTTTTTTTGAAATTGTTACGGTTTTGATTTTACCTTCAATAGGTCTATGATATTTAATTTTAATTAATTTTTCAACCTTTGGTATTTTCAAATAGCCGTCATATGTAATATATAAATTTTTAGAATTTTGCTTTGTACTTGGTCTTGTTGTAAAACTTTGAGTGGTGTCGGATTCTTTTTTGAATTTTGGGTAACCCCCTTTATTTTTAAAAAAATTTTTATATGCCTTTGATAAGGCCTTCATTTCATTACAATATATGTTTACATCATATTCGTTTAGAAATGGTGCTTTTACTCTATAATTTTTTATATGATAATTTAATCCAAAATGTGATAAATTTGATTTACCACCCAACTGATAAATTTGTTTTTCACAATCTAAAGAAACATTATAAACATATCTTCCGGCTTTGAAAGCCCCTTCAAAATATTCTATTTGTTTCTCTGTTGGGTAAATCCTATATTTATATGCTTTATTTTGTTTCACAATACAAATATAGGATTTATTTTTTAATTGGTCAAAAGTTTTGAGATATTATTTTGTTTTGTAATTTTTATCACACAATCTGCCCATTGTGAGACCATAGGATTGTGAGTTATTACAAACACTTTATCAAAGTATTCCTTAATCTTTACAAAAAATTCAGACACCATCTCCAAGTTGTCATTACTTATTTTACCAAATACTTCGTCGAATACAATCAGATTGGGTTTTGGTAGAGAACATACTTTACTCAAAACTGATCTTAAGGCGAGTGATGCAATTGTTTTTTCATATCCGGACCCACTAACCATTAACTTTTCAACACCAGTATTATTATCTACCTGGATAAACTCAACCTCGGATTTATCATTAATTCTGATTTCTAATTTGAAGTAACAAGAATCTTCCATCAACCTTTGTAATTCAGAGTTAATAAGTGGCATCATAGTTTTCATAATAATTTTACTAACACCATTCTTACCATAACTTTCAAGATACATTTTATAAATCTTATCCTTACTTTCTTCTTCTTTAATTTTTACAATTAAATTTTTGTTATTGGTAATCTTTTCCTTATTTGATTTAATTGTATATTCATTTGTGTTAATCTGGTTATTCTTTTCTTTTAAAAGTTTATCATAACTTTCAAGTTTCAAGTCAGCTTTAATTAACATAGAATCAATCTGGTCGTTTGTTTTAATCTTGTCCTGGACCTCACCCCACCTTTTTAATTTATCTTCAAACCCAGAAATTTTCAAGTCACAACTTTCAACACTCAAATCATATTTTTCTTTGATAAGTTTGTTTTTCTCATACTCATCAAATTGTCTTTTTGTCTCAACAAATTCTTTTTCTTTGTTGGTTAAATCCGTCATTAACTTCTCAATAACCTTTTTTTGTTGTGTAAATCCATCAAGTTCAGATATTTTTTGTTGTGTAATTGCTGCGTTCATAAGTTCAATTCCACAGTGTTCACATTTAATACCACCCTTTACTTCTGACTTTAATTTTTCAATACCAGAAATCTTTGTTTCAAGTTCTATTTTTGAATGGAACTTAGTTTTATACTCATCTTTTACTTTGTCGTGTTTATCTTCTTCATAAAATTGTTCTGGTTCAACAACCTTTAGTGTTGAAAGTAGGTCAACATAAGATTGTCTTTCTTTTTTCAAAGTTTCTATTTGTGATTTTGTTGTTTCTGGATTAAGTAAGGCAATTTCTTTATCGATGTCTGAATGTTTCTTTTTTAACATCGAATCTCTATAATCTTTTCCTTTTGCTATACCATCCTCAATTTCTTTTACTTCACTTTTAAGAATTTCAATTTGTCCTTCAAGTTCTGTGATTTTACTTTCAAAAGATTCAATATCTTGTTTTAATTCTTCTGAATTATAGATATTTGATAATTTTGACTTACTAAATGATGAATAAATTTCTTTTGCAACTTCTTCCTTTTTCTTTAAAAATTCAAGACCCATAAATCTTGAAAGAACTTGTCCTCTGGCTGTTGGTTTTGCTTCTAATAATTCTTCTAGGTTTGTTGCCGTTGTAAGAATTGTCATTAAGAAATCTTCCTTGGTCCCAATTGAACTTTTAATGAAGGCTTCAGTTTCTCTTCTTTGTTCTCCGGTAAAGTTCTGTAAAGAACCATCGTGTAGTTTTTTAAAGAAATCAAGTTCTGTTTTAACATTCCATTCACCTTTCTTTGATTTTTTTCTTTCAATTTTTCTTAAAATTATATAATCTTCACCATCAATTGTGATTTCACCTTTAACAACAACCTCATCTTTATCAGAAAATCTATTAAAAACTTCTTCAGCTTTTGATGTCTTTGTTGTTTCATTGAAGAACAAGAACATTAGTAAATCCACCGTAAGAACCGTCTTGCCACCAAAGTTTGGTGGGTCCGATTCAACAACAACAATTCCATTCAACTTGTCAAAATCAAGTCGTTGGTTTTCGCCATATGATAAGAAGTTGGAGAACTCAATGTTTCTTATGTACCACTTTTTAAACTGTGTTGTTTCAGAATCATCTTCTTTCATTTTATTCTCAACCATTTTATTCAAATCAAGAATTTCTGTAAGATGTTCTCCATACCCTTTGGATTCCAAAAATTTCTTTAACAAATCAAGTTGATAGTTAACGTCAGTTATGTTCATTGATACATCAACTGTTTGCATAGTTTCTGTGTCAACATTTTTTACTTTTGTAACAACATTAACATTTGTAGTGTTATACTTTTTTTGAAAGTAGTGTTTAACACTCTTCATTTTGTCTTGTGTGAAATTTTCTTGTAGGTCTTCCCACACCACCTGGATAGATGGGTTTTCAAACTTTGAAAAATCCAAATCTTTTATCATAATATTGTAATTGTATAATTTTGGTGGATTAAATAAATCCATATTTTATTTTTCTGATTCAGAAATTTGGTCTTCAACTTGTGGTTCTATTCTATCTTCAATTGAAAATCCACTACTATCAAATTGTGCTTCAAACATTTGAGTATTTTCTTCCTTAAATTCAACAATAGAATTCAACTCTACATCATTAACAATACTAAACGGAACTTCTTGTTCGCCAACCGAAACGTTAAGACTTTCAGCTTCTTGTTGTTCTGCCATTTGTTTCATCATTTTATTTAACGCATTCTGCATTGCATATCTTTCTTGTGTAATTCTTCTGTTTCGTTTTGCAACCTTTGCTCGGTGCTCTTTAGCTTTTTTTCCCATTTTTATTTATATTTAATCGTTTAAAATTTCTTGTTCAGTTTCTGGTTCTTCGTAGTGTTGGACTTTTTGTGGTCTATTTTCTTCAAACCATTCAATTATTGAATTTATCGCCCAGACAGATCCGGCCGATAACATTCCATCAAAAAATACGGAAACATATTCATTAAGTCCAATAAAATTATGAATAGGTGAAAAGAAAGTTAATGATAGAAAAAAACCAACCCATGTTGATGTACATAACATACATTGTATCAATTCTGAAATAAATTTTCCAAGACCATTAAAAGCCATGTAGTCACTATTACCCCAATTATGGATTGATTGTCTTAATCCGTTAAAAATTGATCCGTAGACCAGAATGGTTGTCATTCCATATGCAACCAACATAAAAATTACTAATTGTATCATAATGTATCATTTAAATTTGAACCTCTCAAGAATACTGCATTTAATTTATTTTGTCTAGTATTTTGTAGGTCCTGGTTTATTTTTGTTAATTCTTTTATTTTATCATTTTTTTCCGTGAGTTCCTTTCTCAATTTTTGAAGTGTTTCCTGGAGCATTTTTTCATTGCTGTCGTCTAACTTAATGTCTAAACTTTGTCTAAATTCATCTAATTCTTTATCCTTTTTAGATATTTCATCTTCCAACCTGGCGATTTTTTCACCAAGTTCATTTTCATTACTTTTATCATAAACAGTAACTACTTTTTCTACAATTTTTTCAACTGGAACTTCTTTAATTATTTCTTTTTCAACAATAACTTCCTTTATAACCTCAATAGGAACTTCAACCCGTTTTTCAATAATAACTTCCTTTATTAATTGTTTTTCATCAATAACATCAGTTTTTAAGTCATTTTTACCCTCATTAAGTGTTTCTCCTAATAATCCGTATTTTTTTATATCAAAACCTTGTTTAAAACATTTATATATAAAACCATCAATGTCTTTAATTTTATTTTCAGAACAAAATGCCGACACTGTCTGCATTATCTTTTCATTAAAGATTTTTGAGTAATTCGGTTCCATTTTCAATATCGTCAAATGAATTTATTGAGAATTTTAGAAATGGTCTTGGGTTTTCAAGATCGGTATATGTATATTCCTTGGTTTCGAAATCATAAATTCCGAACCCGTGGTTTCTAATACTTTCACCTATGTTCTGTTGAATTGGTGATCCAATCATATATCCTTTACCTGTTTTGAATTTAAATTCCTGTCTTTTATGAATATCACCACATAATACAATATCAAGTCCGTTGAACTTTTCAACATCATATGCTTCTTCACCAAAGTCAAACCCTAAATCCGTTTTCATGCCTTGGATTGGTCCGTGAAATAAACCAACTTTAATACCTGTTGCAACATTCAAATCTGGTGGAATATTACCCTGGTATTGTGAATAAACACACCAACTAACATTTTCATCTTCATAAACACCTCTATCTCTATAATAGACAATATTTTTGTTATTTAATGAATTAATTATTGGTGTTAAGGTATCCAGCCTATCTAAATTATTTATGAGTGCGTCGTGGTTCCCTGGGATGATAATTGTTTTTGTGATTTTGGAACATTCGGTCAATACCCAACTTACAATTTCTATTAATTCAGGACTAACAGTGTTTTTTGAATGAACGAGGTCTCCAGTAAATACAATTCTATCTGGTTCAATCTCTCTCCATTGATTGAGTGCATCTTCCATAATTGACCTATAAAGGTCGTGGTCTTTAAATAATCTGATATGAAGATCAGAGAAATGACAAATGGTTTTGATCATATTGTTTGTTTTTTTAAAAAATATACAAAATATTTTAATTTTTCAATACTTAAAAGATATGTATATATATAAATGTATTAATATTTTTATTATAAAAAAAAATACTTGGACTAATGAAGAAATTGAATTTTTAAAGGTAAATTACCCAATAAAAGGTGTTGATTTTTGTGTTGATAATTTAAATTACACAAAATCTAAAATATTTGCAATGACTCACAAACTAAAACTTAAAATGTTACCTAACATTAAGAAAAAATATACGGGTAAACCAAACAATCTATGCAATGTAAATCCTTCAAAATTTGAAAATATTGTTGATAAAGATGTTTCTTATTTCCTTGGTTTGTTATGGGCTGATGGTCATATAATACATTACAAAAGAAATTACCATATTGTTTTAACTATGTTAGAAGATGATATTATGAATATTAAATGGATTTTAGATAAAGTTGGTAAATGGAACTATAATAAAATTAAAAAAGGGTCAGAAAACTGGAAAAATCAGATTCGGATTACAACAAACAATAAGAGAATATACGATATATTATATAAATATGATTTTACTAAAAAATCAAAGTTTTCACCAGAAAAGTTGTTAAATTCTATACCTAATGAACTACATAGTTACTTTTATTTGGGACTCATAGATGGTGATGGTTGTTTTTACATCGGTAGAACAAAAAAATCAACAGTAAGACAATTTTCAATTTCATCAACCTACGAACAAGATTGGTCTTATCTTGAAAAATTGTTTAATTCAATGGATATCAAATTTTCTATTAATAGGTATAATAGGAAATCTGGTAGTTCTTATTCTTTTATTAGAGTTTCAAATAAAAAAGACATTACAAAAATTGGTGAATATATCTATAAAGATATTGATAGATTTGGTTTAGATAGAAAGTTTTTTAAGTACAACCAAATAATTTCATAAATTTTACATTACAATTTTTGGTGGTGTTCCTAAATCATCGTATCCATCTTCCTTGAATGGGTTTGGTGGTACAGGTACTGGTTCAAATCTGGGCGGAGCAATTGTTCTTGGATTTGAAAAAAATGGATCAACATCTTTGACTATATTCATTTTTTCAACTATAGGTGTGATGTCTATGTTTTTGTTTTCAAGTTTACCGTACAAGTAACCTTCTAACCAGGCAAAAAATTCTTTGTGTGTCATACTAATTCTCTATTATAAAGATTTACTAAAATAATTCTTGCGAATTTAAAATCTTTAGCTTTATTTAATTTTAATCCATAAGCAAGTGCTACACTTTTAAGGTGTGGATATGCTTCACTTATTGTCATTTTTCCTATTTCCATATTAATCAAATAATTCAAATTCTTCATTAACAAATCCACAGTTGTTACACATATAAGTTGGAAATGGGACTATGGTATCTTCATGACTTCCGGTTAATAGTTTTGGTACTTTCTTCAATAATACAACTTCTTTAAAATACTTTGATTTACATTCTGTGCATTGAATTGTTTCTTGTTCTCTTAAATTGATTTTTGGTTTAATAATGTCTTCCATTTTATTTATTTTTTAAGCTTATTAAGCATTGGTCTTATATTCATATTAAGTATAGTATTTATTGTGGATTTATCAACTCTGTATTCAACATATTCACGGTCTTCTGTTAATCTAACAATAATGCAACCAAATAATTTTATATTTTCGTATTTTGAACCTTCAAGCATTTTAAGAAGTAATTTACCATATAATGGAAGTTGTGTTTTATAGTGACCTAAAGCATTATTTGGTAAGTATTCAAATGGTGATCTCATAGGTTTAATGTACTTTTGGACTATGAAGTTTTTTTCCTGGTTTGTTTTCCAGTCTGTGATTAATAATCCTATCTCACCACTTGTTCCGACCACTAACCAAACCTTATCTGGTTGTCCGGTATAACCAAGTTCTGGATGTCCCAAAACAATTTCAGTATCAATTAAAACACAACCCCTCTGTTTTAATAATTCAACATAGTTTTTTCCAGCAACAATCATTGTGTCACTTATAACAATTTGTTCTGCGTCACACTCAAATATTGGTTGTCTTAATTGTTTATTAACCTGGAACACTTTTAGGGTGTGGTCTTCTAAAAAATAATGAACTCTGGACCCCATATTTGTTGATCTTGTTCCTTTTTCCGCCCATTCAGCAAGTAGTTTTTCTGTTTCATCTGGGTCACCACCAGACATTTCAAAAGCTTTTTTTTCTGATGGAAACTCATCATAAAAAAGTTTCATTACCTTTGATACTGAAGGAAAATTAGAGTGTAATTTACCATCCAAATCAAGCATTGTGTATTTGTGTGTATCTTCTTCAAAAGTTAATTGTACCTCTTTTCGTCTTTTGGATAAGATATCTCTTATTTCTTGTGCTACTTTATATAAATCCATTAATCTCTTATTTCATAATAATATTCGTTTATTTGTCCTTTTAAATCACAGACATCTCTATCGTTTGGAAGTTTTACAATTTTAACTTTACCCCACAATTCTCCACCATTTAATTCGTGATATAATCTTACGGCATTTTCCCAGGCATCACCATCCAAACAAATTATAACATTTCCTTTTGCATTATTGTAGATTGTTTCAAAAAGAAGTTCTGACATATGTTTTCCAAGCATAACAACTGGATTATCCAAAAACATTCCATCAAATGCACCTTCAACAAGATATATGTCTTTATTCCAATCAATAAGATTTTCCCAAAATATTATTTGGTCTTTTTCGGCTTCGGGATTTCTATATTTAGCTCTACTATTTGGGTCCCAACTTCTTCCAACATAATAATTTAGTTCGCCTTTTTTATTATATGATGGTATAACTATTCTACCCATATGACTTCCTTTGTCACAAAAACCAATACCAAATCTTTCGATTATTTCATCGGTTATTCCACGACTTTTTAAATAGTTGTATGCTTGTTTTCTTACGGGATATATTGGATGTGAGTCTTTGAATAGGGTAAAGTTTTCTGGAAGAACTACTTTTGGTTTTTTTACCTTTACAACTTTTTCATTTTCTTCTGGTCTTAAAATTAAATAAAGTTTTTTTAATTTTTTATTACCAAATTTATCAAAAAGTTTTCCTAAATTTCCGTGTGTTCCTTCGCTATCACCACAGGCCCAACATTTATAAACACCATCAAAGTAATTTACTTCAAGGTTATGTTTGTTTCTTTCGTCATCACATACTGGACAATTAAAAGAAATTTGACCACGATTCGGATAGTGTAATCCGTGGTCGCCTAAAACTTCTTCTAATAATTCTACGATTGCTTCTTGTTCATCCATTCACTATAATATAAGTGAATTTTTTAACTTAATCAAATATTAATTTTTTTCCGTTTCTTTTTGATTCATATAAATCGGAAACGTTGATATAATGTTTTAGAAATCTTTTTTCTTCAATTGAATTTGCATCGATTTTAATATTTTCATCTTTGTGTTCACATTTTGAAACCTGGATTGTGGACCAAATCCATAAATTTTCATATAACCAGGTATTAACCATATAATCATAATCCCAATTATTTTTTTCACATTCTTTATGAATATGTCTGCCAATTTCTACAGTACCAATTACGTGATCACCCAACTTTTCCCTTTTTTCAATTGATTTTTCGGTTCTAATTGCAAGACTAAGACCACTTTGTGTCCCAATACCCATATAACCTAAACCACGATATGAATCAAGTTTCAAATCAGCTTCTGGTGTGTTTAAATTTATTGCATTTTTTAAATCTATTAGTTTTCTGTAGAAATACCTTTGGTATTTTTCTTTGTTTTCATTCCAATAGTGGTCTCTTCTAAATTCATTGAAATATTTTTTTACGTCTATACCC